AACGATTGTTCTCTGGAACCCTATTCTGGAAATCTGTCATCCAACCTGTTAGTCCGCTGAACCAACGATTGTTCTCTGGAACCCTATTCTGGAAATCTGTCATCCAACCTGTTAGTCCACTGATCACTCTGTCGGCAATTGAATCTTGTTTGCTTGTCAAATTTGCTACCAAATCAAGCTTTTTTGCATAGTCTGGAAGTGCATTTTTAGCACTCACAACATTTGCTGATGCACCTTGGATTGTCTTGTCTTTTTGGGTAAGCTCACTGGTATCAAGCGATCCTGCCTTTAAATTCACTTTAAATTCCTTATCAAACATGTCAGTTAAGGTATTACTGATTCCTAGTGCGAATTTATCAGATTTTAAAGATTCAGTTACGCTATCCAGTGTATCTCTCAGCTCATCTGCAAGTGATTTCCAAACTCCGGTCAACTTAATCCCTTTAAGCTTTTGAATTAAGTTTTTTGTATTGGTTGTTGCAGATGAAGTATTATCTCTATAGCGTCCCATGGCCACTTGCAATTTATCTACAGTCTCTCCAGATGTCTCGACAGTTCCTTTTAGCGATTCCATGCTTTCTTCCATTGTTCCAAATTGAGGATTCATTTCTCGCATGACTTGCCAGAGTGCTTCCTCGTCTTCCGTAAGATTCTGAAAGTCAATGGAACCATCTCTCACTTTTTGTAAAAACTTATCAAAAGTTTTTTCCCAGGTCTCGATTGTTCCACCGTATACATCCACTCTTGATAAGAGTCCATTTAATATATCAGCTTTCCATGAGACGGAATCATCTATAAATTTGGTTTTTAATTGTTCGAGAGCAACTACGGCATCGCCGTAAATCTTAGAAGCATCCTCTAACGCACTTGAAAATCCCTTTTGAATAGCTGCGTTTTTCTGCGTTTCAATAAGTTTTTCAAGTGTATCTTTTGTTCCTTGATAAGCCGTCTGTATGTTTCCAATTTCCTTAGCAATATCTGGTGCGTACTTTGAAATTTGTTCGTAGTAGAACTTGAACAAGGACTCATCCTGCGCTGATAAACTTCCATTCTTTTTAAATTTCTCATTTATTTCCCAAAATTTATCCAGCGAATCCATTGCCGAATCAAAATTACTAAGCTCATCTTGTTTAAACTTTGGCCACTCAACATTCAGCTTCGAAATGGCTTTGTTAAGGTTATCAGCTATAGCGGTATACTTTGTGTCATTACCCCCAAATATAAGCCCCCATGCTGCCTCAAATAATCCAAAAAATGTGTTGACAACTATATTTGCACTTGTTTTTAAGATTTCGCCCCAGTTGATGCCCTTAATGAAGTTGTTTATATCAACTCCAAGAGATCGCCAATTAAATGTTGCTGCAAACTCGTTAATTGCAGATAGTGCACCTTTAAATGCCTGGCCTAGCGCTTTTCCTGCTTGGCTAAAATCGGTCTTAGCCAAAAAAGTATTTGCAGAACTTGCAAGCTCTGAGCCTATTCTTTTCCAATCAACCGTTACCGAGAAAGTCAGCAATGATGAAGTTGCTGTATTCATTCCATCGGATAGCATTGTGCCGATTGCTTGCCAATCTACCTTGTAAAATACGCTGTTGATTCCGTTTGAAAAATTTCTGGATATCGAATTAAAATCAATTCCTTCTATTCCTGTTGTTAGCGCAGATGTGATTCCATTGATTCCAGTCGCAATGGTTTGTCCAGTTTTTGTGTAATCTCTATCTGCAAAAATGCTATTGATTGTGCTTGCAAGTGCATTACCTGCTTCCTGCCACCCTGTAGTGCCGCTAAAATTGATTTTAGACATATCTACTACAAATCCATCAAGGAAGCTCCACAAAGCCTTGTATTTGGCGTTCAGAGTCTTTCCAAGGTCATCCCAATCAATAGTAGCTATCGCACTTCTAAGTCCGCCTGACATAAATTCGCCAAGTGATGCCCAGTGAGTTGTGTCAATAAAGGTATTGATTGCACCTACAGCTGTGTTAACTGCTTCTCCAAGTGTTCTTCCAACGCTCTTATCAAGGTCTTCCGTCTCAAAGAAGCCGTTTATGAATGTTCCTGTGACTTTGGCAATTTTGTTTGCCTGCTCCTTGATTGGCTCCCAGTCAATGGAATCAAGTGCGTCACGGAGTTTCGTTCCAACTATTTTACCGATGTCAGTAAAATCGGATTTCGCCCAAGCGTCCTTTACAAGATCTGCAAAGTTAGATACCGCTCCTGGTATATCCTTTTTTGTAAAAAGTATAGGATCTTCCGTTCCTGAGCCGTTTCCAGAACCACTTCCGCTTCCGCTTCCTGAACCGCTGTTAGCTGCGTTATCGAGATCTTCCGAAAATTTTTCGATTTCATCAAATCCCATTAACTCACGCTTTAACTCATCGGTCTTGTCTTTTAACTTATCAGTTGCGTCACTTGCTGCATCTCCTGCAGATGCTGTGCCGTTTAAACTGTCGCGATAGTCTTTGATGTTCTTTACAGCTACCGTGTATGATGTTTGACCTGTTATTGATGCTATAAAAGCACCTACAGCATTGATTCCTGCAACTGCATAATCAACAATTTGGTCAATAACTGGTGCAATAATATTCAGTATTGGTTCAAATGCCGCAGCCACACTATTTCCAACATCTGACATGTCAGATGTCAGCAATGACAAACTCTTATTTGCCCTATCGCTAAACACAACAAGGTTGTTGATTCCGTCCTTGATTCCTGATCGTAGCTTGTTAAACAGTACGTACAAAGACCGGATTCCAAAACCGTAGCGCAACACAGTTGTAATTCCGTGCTTTAATTTCTTGTTAAAGTCTCCAAGACTGGCTGAGGACTGGCCAAATGGACTCTTTAGCCCAGATAATGCGTTTTTGCTTGAACCAAAATTCAAAAACTCCCATGATAGCTTTGCAAAGTCTTTTGTGAACGACAATATCTGCTTGTTTACTTTTGTTGCAAAAGATCCTATTTTGCCAATTGCACCTGCAACAGATATCGCCTTTCCTACAAATCCACCCATGATGCCTGCCAAATCACTTATATCTGATTTTAACTGGGATAGGCTAAGTGGCAATTTTTGCATGTTTCGGTTCAGTCTGTTGATATCCTCTGGTGTGTCTCTAAATATTGGTGGCTCTTGTGAAGCTTGTTCAAGCGTTTGCCTGTAAAAACCTAAGTTTCCTGTAAGCTCACTTATGCTAGAGCTCATATGGTCAATAACCATGTCAGACGTTTGCGATGCATTTGACAATGCTTGCAATGCTGTTTCCGACAATTGACCAGTTTGCGCAAATGCTCTAACCTCATTCTGTGTTAATTGCAGAGCGGAATCCAATGCAGACAAGCTTTGCTCAACCAAATTTACATGATTGTTTAAATCATCTATTGGTGCAGAAGTTTCACTTGCGGTACTATATTCTCCGAGGGTTCCATGCAATGTTGACAGTGCGTTTTCTATGCTTTCAGTTGCAATTCCTAATTGCTGTGCTGATTGTACAATCATAGTTCTGGCCTGTGAGCCAACCCTATCTGCTGAAGATGGGAGTGATTGCAACATATCAAATAATTCTGATAATTTTTGTTCAACGGAATCAGTTGCAGTACCTAAATCCGATAGTGATTCCATTAAATTTAATTTTGGTGAATTTTTTTGTTCTGTTTGTAACATTTCTAGTGATTCTTGCAAAATTTTAGTTCTATATTCCTGCATATCCCCTAGAAATGAATTATATTCTGCTAACCACTGTTCACCTTTTGTAATGTCAGCTCCATTGCGTACAGCTTCTAGTACTTCTCCAACCTGTTTGATTGAAGATCTTGTTTGTGCAAGCTGTTCACGGTATTTTAAAATTTTGTCAATAGCTACATCAAGATTTTCATTGTTGTTATTCCATGTTTCGTTAATAGATTTAATAAGCTCGCCCTTGTAATTTATTAGCTTTTGATACAAAGACTGTATTTCGCTTAGTTTTGTAGGAATATTGATTTCATTTCCTTTTGCAGTCGTCTTAGCAATTAAGTGTTCTGGGCTGCTAGATCCTAGTGCATATTTCAATACGGAATCATGTGCTAATTCTCCTATTGTTTTGCTTGCACTGTTTTTAATATTGGTAGTCTGTTTTATTGTTTCCTGTAATGCTTTTATGTTCAGCTTTGCAATTCCAGAAAAGTCAATGTTTTTCAAAGAAGCCAGTTCGCCCAAGCCAAGTTCTTTAAGCCCTTTGAATGCTCCTGCCAGACCTTTTCCGTCTCCTACAGCATTTGTAACGGATTCGATGGTTGACCTTAAATTGATAAGGTCTTTCATCTCACTATTCACAACATCGGTTACAGTCTGTTGTTCTTTTTCAAATGCTCTGGTCTTCTGCCCAATTGCGCTTGCGACTTCTTTTACACTTTCTGTTTCACCATTTTCCGATAGCTTTTTGCCACCATAAACATCGTTTTCAGTTATTCCATACTTCTCGCTAAGGTTGGGAATGTCTTTTGCGGCAAACTTTGATAGCTCAGATTCAATCTCTTGTACTGGAATTAAGCCGTTTTTGATAACATCCTGTGATGTCATCACAGCTTCCTTGCGTATGTCTCTTAAACGCTCTACTACGTCCTTGAACAGATCTGTTGCGTTTTTTGTAGTATCAAATGTGGTATTTATTGATTTGTTCATATCATCTATGAACGTTACAAAATCTGTACCACTATTTGTTGTGGAGAAATTCTTGCCAAGTACACTTCGCAGATTGGCAAATTCTCTATCTGTCTTTAGGTCATTTTTTACGCCAATCGGAATTTTTATGTTTTGGGCTTTTTTGATATAGTTATCAAAGGCCTTTTCAACACCGTCTAGCTGTCTGATTTCCTTAACGTTCTGTGCGATGGTATTTTTTACATTTTCCATCGCACTTTCCACGTTCTCCATGGCTCTTTTCCATGTGTCCTCAGAAAAAATTGAACCCTTCTTTTCATTAAGTTGTAGGTTGTTAAGCTTAATAGATGCTTCTGCCAGTTCTCTTACAGATTTCTCAACCGCTGCAATTCCTGCCTTGTTGGTTATTCCTGTAAGTCGCGTTAATCTTTGTGTTAATCCATTTACAGATGTCGAGTAGCGGTCAATTCCGCTTTTGTTGTCGCCCAATCCGGTTAGGGATTGTTTCAATGCTTCAATATCAGATATAGCTTCTTTGATATTTGTTTTAGCTTCAATCCGTATCGAATCAATATTTACCTCACTCATTTTATCCCTCCTCCCTTAGATCGGGCTCTCTGGCAAGCCTTGCTTTTCAAGCTGCCTGATTCTTTGTTTCATCTCGTACACTGCGATTTCTTCGTTGGATTCTGCATTACAGTTTCCACTTTTCTTTGTCTCCTGTTGCAAGAAAGGCATATCTGGATATTCAAAAGGTGGCGTATGCTTGCCTTTGAACCACTGGCTATTACCCAGTGTTGATAAAATAGACATTCTCACATACCTGCCAAGCATGTGGTTTTGCATATCAACTTGCTGCTGATGCAGCTTGTAAGCAAGTTCATATGGTTTTAACTCGCACGGACACATATCGCCTATTTTTTCAGCAGTAAAGCCGTATTGTTGCGTAACACATAAAAAATACGGAAGCAGCTTTTCATCGTAATAATCAATTGGATCTATTACTCTGTTTTTTGCTCTTTCACTTCTTTCTCCGCTTTCATCTGCAGAACTTCCTTCTTGAAAAAACCATTCTGCATCACCTCTTTTAGCAGCTCTTCAAACAGCTCTTTGATACTCGAATCTTCCTGATCGGTATACTCATCAATCAATTCGCATACCTTTGCTGTTGCCTCTTCCTTGCCTTTATTTGTGTTGTAATCATACCCGAACTCATCCTTATGTCTTTTTTGCAGTCCCACAAGCAAAAACTCCGGAACCATATTAAGCATCATTTCGATATCGTCAACAAAATCACCGTTGGACTGTTGAACTTCATCACCACTGGACTGTTGAACTTCTTTAATCTTCTTTAAAATTCCGCTCTTTGTAGTTGCTTCGATTCCAAACTTAATTTCGTAATTCATAAATTTCATAATTCATTCTCCTTTAAACAAAAAACGGGAAGCTCACGCTTCCCGAATATAGCTGTTACATTTCTTTCTTTGCCAGTGTAATTGATGTTGGATAACCATTCTCATCTTCTGTTACAGATACGGTGTAACTATCCTCGATCCACCTTGGAACGGTTACTGTGGCAATTGTTGCTGTTCCTGTGAGGTGATCTTCTGTTGCCTCGTCTGGTGCGAAAGATTCTGTTCCTACAAAAGCCACGATTCCTTCTGAACCTTTTCCATCTGTGCCGTAAAGGATGCAAATATCTAATTGTTTTCCCTCGTTTTTAACTAATTCATCCTTATATTTTTTTTCAAATGCACCTGGTACTTCCATTGATGCAGCTGCTCTTCTTCCCTGTTCCTGAGTCTCTATCAAATCTTCCAAGGTTGATGTATCAACCATGTTGACAGTGCCGAAAGGTGATGGAATTGATTTTGCTCTGATCAAGAGCTTATATTCACCTGCCCAGTAATCGGTTGTGCCATCTTCCTTTGTCTTTTCTCTGTAGATGATTCTACTTTTTAAACCTACTGCCATTTTGTATTCCTCCTACTAAAAAAGCCCCATCTTGCCGATGGAGCTTAAAAAATATCATTCCAATCAAATGTTCTTTCGAAACGTGCTACATAACGATATATTGGTGATTGATTGTCCGCATATGGTGACATTTTTACATCAAACATAAGTTTTTTTAGGCAGTCCATGATTTCTGCCATTATGGTTCGGCAGTCTAGCTGCGAAGTGTTGCTATACACTTCAATTTGGAATCCTGCCACTATAGTGTTGATTCTCGTGCGTTCCAGATCGGAGTTTGCTTCGCTTCCACCCAACTCATGGACGTACACGCAAGGAAAATTACGCTGCGAATCATTGCTTATATTTGAGGTAGTGTACATTATTTGCGGATATCTTTTCTTTAGCTTGTTGTATGTCTTGCCTTTAACAAGGGATAATACCTTGCTCTCAAGGTCGATGACCCATTGATTTTGAGCCACTATCCAAACACCTCCCTTGCAATTCTTTCAATATCATGTCTCATTTGTGTTGAAGCATGATACATGAATGGTCTTGATGGCATACCTTCTGTGAAGTACCACTTTCCGTCTCCGCCCAGATAATACCAGCCATATCTACCATCTGCCGTTTTTCTAATTGTTTTTCCTTGCGCATAAATAGCCGGGAGCTTGCCTGGATACGGAGTAGTAGCACCTATAATTCCTGTTCCCATCTCTACATAGATAGCATGTTCTGAATCAGCTTCTACCGCAAAGATAACTCGCTCTGCGTTGCTCTCTATCTCGGTTGAGTGAATGCTATTTACAAGTTCGCCAGTAAATACTGCATCCATCGTCAAGACTTCTTCTGTTGCTTTTTCAACTCCGTAATCAGTAAGCTTCTTCATAAAAAGCTCTACTCGCGTTTGGAACGTTTTCTGGTAACGTTCCAACATCCTTATGGCTTCATCTACTCCGCTCACCTTTATTTCCAAAGCCTTTGCCATTAGGTTTTTTCCTCGCTTTGCTGCAATACCTGCAGATAGTAAGACGTTTCATTCAGTGCTTCATTCATGATTCCACTCACTTGGTAGTCAGCAGAATTTTCATCTGGTGATCCGTTTGGTTTCATTTTGATTTCTGAGTGTAGCCAGATTCTTGCTCCAAACGGCAAGTTAAGTTCGTTTCCGTCAGAGTCTTTTGCATGTTTAGCTAAGATGAGCGTAGCATAATTGTTTGTGCTGTCGCTTCCCCACGCTCGCATGATAGCGTTTTTTAACTGTGATGTGATTGTTCCCCAAAACTTCACAGGATTGCTATAAAGCACTTCCATTTCGCCGCTTTCTTTTGGGATTTTTTTACCTTCGTCATCAGTATAAAAATACACCTCACCATCAGCTCCAACATAACTCTCGTACTGAATGTCGCCGTTTTCATCTCTCAGATATCCAGGTGCTTTCCCGACTTGGTACGAATACCACATCTGTTGGCGATTTCTTCTACTGGTCCGTGCCATCTTTTAACTGCTTGTATACCTGATTGACACCAGTGCTGGACAAACCTGATACAATGCCGACAGCAATTGCATTCAGAATATCCTGCGCTGGGAAGTCTGGTATGACATACATTCCTAAGGCTCCCAGAATGCCGCCAAAAGCACCCACAATGACCGGAATGTAATTATCCTTGACTGCTGGAATTGTCTTTGCTGCAAGCCCAATTAAATAGCAAATAACTACAATTGCAATCACGGTAGTCATGCTCGATATATCCATTCTATTTACCTCCTCCACTCTTGATGTGCAACTCTTTGATCTCTTCATACATCTTTTTAACCATACCGTTTCCGTTTAAATCACGGTAGGCTTCATACATTTCTTCGAAGTTCTGATAATCATCGGACGGTATCTCCCCCAGCTGTATGTATTCTGCGTAATACTTGATCAGCTGCACACGCAATAACAGCATGGTTCCTCTCTCATTTGCGTTCTTGCCTTTCTTCTGTTGCTGCAGAAGCCAAACAATGTATCCTAAAGCAATCGGAAGGATGATTGTGTATGTTTGTAATAAAAACTCTTGCATCTTTATATCTCCTGCTTATATTTTTGCATATTGCCCACCGCCGCTTTAATATGCACCCTGCCAGCGTATTCACAAGCATTGCAAACACACTGGCGAACATCCTTCTTAGACCTTAGACTGTTGCTAACGGTATTATTCCAGCGAACAACGTTTTTCTGTCTACCATTGTTCGTTGAATGGAATCCTCACTGTGCTGACTCTCGCCCTCAAAGCCAATCGAGTTATAATCATACAAAGCCAAATTGCGAATCTGGCTATAGTACCTGTCTAAATCTTGTGCAATCATTCCGTCCGTGTATCCAAGTGGATATCTTCTTTTGTCTCTGACTTCTCTGATTGCACTTTTGATTTTTTGCTTGAGTAGCGATTCCGAAAAGCTGCCGCCTTCTTCATCATTTGAAAGCTCAACTTGCAAATCAAAAAAAAGCTCGTCTGCAAGGTTGTCTGTATAGCTCATACTTTCTCACCTCCATCAAACAGCTTTTGGTTTCTTACCTCTTCGCTTTGGCTCATCATCAACTTGCAACTCTGGAATTTCAATTTTCTCTTCCATTGGGACGTCAATCTCTGGGGCATCATTTTTCTCTTCCATTGGGACGTCTTCACCAGCTGCATAGTAGATTCCCCCAAACTTGATCATGTGATCAAATACCATTACTTGACGTCAAGTACAAATGTGCTGTCGATGCCCTCGTATGATGGAAGCACAATCTGTGATACGCTAGTTGTAGTCTTAATAGGCGGCCCCTGCTCGGTTTTGGTCGCAATTGCAATGCGGTTGTCAAGCATGGCAACATCCACATTTTTATTTGACATCAATGTGCGCTCTTCTGGTGTTACACCATAATATGTTGATCCCAGTGTTCCTGCGCCGATTATGGTTACTTTGTCATCCGGGTAGAACTTTTGAGTCTCTCCCTTGTAGTCAATGTACATCTTGTCATAAATGATAGGCGTCAGACCTGTCTTTCGTGTAAAAATCTCCTTAACGGTTGCTTCATCGGTAAAATCAACCGTCTTGCCAGAAGAAGTGATTAAAGCGTTCTTGATCTGCTCGTTTTCAACGAGATAGTCAAAGGTAGTGCTGTTCATCATCGCATAGCGTGGAAGCACTCCGATTGACCTTAAATATTTAGTACCCTGCTGAACGTCTTTTAACGGCTTCGCTGTGTCAGGATGGTCCCAAGTATCAGTGCCTTCAATTTTTAAATAGTGCTTTTGCTTATACGTTCCATCGCTATCGTAATCGTAGCCATGAACCATATTGTCACTCTCTGATTCCCCGGTTCCTATTGCAATAGATGGCTTTCCGTCCTTTGGTGCAAGTAGTGCCATTCGCATTACTTCGGCAGCGATTTCTGCACCGTCAATAAGCCTTGCAGCATCATTGTAAATTGATGATATAATGTCTCCAATGAATGGGCTATTAGCGTCTTCTATCTCCATGAGTCGCATTAAATCTTCCTCTCGTACGGTCATGCTCTCACGGAAAAAGATCATCTCTGTAGACTCCTGCTTAAATCCCTCACGGACTCTGATCATCGGAATTGCATCAAAATTGCTTGGCTTTAAGATGGCATTTAAGCCTTTGTGTGTCTTAATCCATTTTAACGACAAGCCCAGCTTCTTTCTGTTTGGAAAAAAAGCCTTTCCGACAAAGCCCATGGCATTACTTGGATCTTGTGTACGTCTTGCGGCAACTGCCTGTGAATCATAAATATCTGTAATTAAAACTGCCATTGCTCCTCCTTTTTACTCAACCACGATCATAGGCAGGATCTTAGTTAAGTCTGCATCATAAGTGATTCCTGCATTCTGTTCTGCTCTTGACTTGTTAATGTATGCCTTTTTGAGAATCGTTCCTTGTGGTCGATGCTCATACACATCAAAAAGTAAGATTCCAGCTCCGCCTGTCCATGGTGTTGCTGCAACTACTGTTCCTGTTCCGCTAATTACGCTTCCTGCTTTTACAACCTTCTCTCCGGTATCACTATCAGTAGTGCTGACATCTGTAAAATCAATAGTCATTGGCACTCCTTCGAACACCTCTCTGTTTAAGATCTCTGCACCGGATGGACGTATCTCGGTTGTTGCATATCTCATGTCTCCTCTTGCCATTTCTTACTTCCTTTCTTTACATGTATTGCTTCAAAACGCTCTCATCCACCTCTGTTGAATACGTCGGTAGTGACTTCATAAGTTCAACAGCCTTGCTCTCGTGGCTGTCTCCGTGGCCGGCATTGACTTCGCCGCGCTCTGCCAAAAACTCCTGCATCATCTTTGATTTGAGCGTTTTCATGTGCTGCCTCAAGATTTCATTTTCCTTATCTCCATCTCCGTCAGCTCTTGCCTCGGCGTACTGTTGTGCTACTTCCTTGGACATTTCCAAAGTGTCCATGTATGTATTGGTAGATTTCATGATCGTAAGCTCACGCTGCATTGCCTTGAACTGCTTGTCTCTCTCGGCTTCTGCTTCTTTCTTTGCTTCCGCTTCCTTCTCTTGAGCAGTCATCTTTTCTCTGAGCTGCTTTGTCTTAGCTGCATTCTCGGATGCCAATGCATCAGCTTTGTTTGTGAGTTTCGCGATTTGTGCGTTTGCCTGTGCAAGCTGCACTCTTAATACATCAGCATCAGTTTCCGGTTCGTGATCATCACCTGATCCCTTTGGCTCTTCATGAGTTTCAACCTCCGGTGTCGGCTCTGCAAAAAGCTGCAGGTTTAATTTTCTCCTGATGGCATTGCGTTCAAATGTTTTGAAAATCGGCTGAGTCTTCATAGATTCATTCCTTTCTGCGTTTGTGCGGTTCTCTCCGCTTTGATTTGTGCGATTATTAAGCTCTTCTCTGAGCTGTTTTGCTCCTTAAAGTCCGTCTCCGACTTGTTTGCCCTAATTTTGTGCAAACAAAAAGCCCTTCAAACTTTCGTTTAAAGAGCCTGTTCTTTGCATAAATCAAGAGTACGTCACCCAGCAGCGACAATTGATCACTTCCTCCGGGTTAGTAAAAGCAACTGCCATATCATGTGGATACCGCATAAGTGCTTTTCCAACTAAAAAGTAGTTGTTTATTGGTATAGTCGTTTGATCTTCCTTGTGGTGTGTTTCACGTTCTTTTCCATCTATAATTGTGTTCCATGTTTTGTATGTTTTATTTCTGGCCGCCTCTTTGAAGTCTTTATGGTTTAAAAAATCAAGGGCTGTGTTTTCACTGACCAGACGTATTCGGTCTTCTGAGACATAATATTTTTCGTTCACATGATCCGCTGTTACCTGTGCTGTGGATAAACAAAAATCTGATATATAAGCCTTTGTCTCGCTGTCAAGGTTGATATATCGTGCAATCCATTTCAGCAATTTTGCTTCAAATTGTTCTGCTGCTTTCTTAGCATCAACTCTACCTGTCTCTTTCATAATCAGGATGAGTAAAATTAAAAAACGCATATCATCTTCAACTTTATCCGAAAATTCAATGCGTTCTTGTTTTTGCTTTTTTGTGATTCCCATTTCACCAAAAAATCTATTGTATGGCATGGACCGTATCTTTTCAATTTCGTCAAATCCAAATATCTGTGCCATATCATCACCTTATACTTTCCCAGTTATAGGGCTTGTTTCCAACTGATCTATTTGCCTATCAGTTGGTTCACTGTCTTCTGCTGCTGTGGTTCCGCTTGATGCGGCAGCCCTTTGTACTGCTTCTATCATTTCCTTGCTGTCGTTCCATGTGGCCTCAGTGTCTTCAAAACCGTCAATAAATTTAAGCGCATGTCTACCATGTACACCAGTCTTAATAAGGGTTGATAAAGCATTTGCTTTAACAGACATGTCATAGTTCTTTCTTCTTGAGAAGTGGAAATTGATGTCTCCAACATGTACTCTTTTGATTGGATCATCGTCTTTAAGCACATTTGATGGAGTTAATTGGAGTACTTTTATGATAAGCTTAAGCTCCTCTCTCTGTGCCTTGCTCACAATCTGTTCCTCGCGCACAGCGTCAATCTCAGCTGCACTCCATCCGCTAGACATATCCATTGCTGTTCCTGTGGAGCCACCGCCTTCTGAATCTTGTTGTGTAGGTACTTTGCATTTTTGTAAAATTCTTCGCCAGCGTGTATCTATCGCTGTTAATGTTGCGTTTGTATCAAATGCATTAGATAGCGCCTTGATTTGCGGTGTCTTTCCATCTGGTGTTGTGCTAGTAAGTACCCATTGCCCCGACTTCACTTCTATAGGCTTCTTAGTTTTGGGGTCAACTGGAAAATCAACATCATTGCCCCACCATATCTCCTGAGTTTGCTGCGCTGTAAGGTTTGCAAAATCAGAGACTAGCGTATTGAGTTCGATACAATCTGATATTTGCCTCTCAAAGCAGCCTGTTCTGTCAACAGATCTCTCGTATTCGACTATTGCTATTTTTTTGAGTGGATTTAATGATTTTTTAACAATTTTGCCTTTTGAGACTTCAAAGCGCATCTTAGGAGTAAAGCACGTAAAATATTGTTCGCCATTGTCCGTTCTATACGTCACTCCCATCAGCTTCTTTTGTTTGGCATCATTGCTATATACGCAGAAGGCGTATCTTGGGTCTAGCGTATATATATCCACAAGGGCTTCGTCATCTTCTTCAAATTCAGTTTTGATGTCAACAAGTCGATATCCTACACCTACTTTTTCAACAAAATTGCCAAGCTCCTGATTCTTGTAACCTATGTCGCAAGCATTTGTAAGCATTTCGTTAAGTGCAGATATTCCTTCATCGTCTAAGCCTGCTGGTGTTTTGTGTGCGTCTTTGTCGGATCGCTGTATCAGCATTGCTGGCGTTCCCCAGAAATACGCCATTTTGAAATCAGTGATGTAGTTTGCGGCATTATCAGTTACTTTAATATTGATCTCAGGGCGAACAATTTTGGGTCTGTCCAGTGGTTGATCGCCGGCTTCAAAATCTATAAGATATTGCATCTCTAACCGATTAAATTTATGTTTCTCATATGCTTTTGACAATTCTTTGATTATGTTGTCGGCAGTGATTTCTTTTGCGTCCGTATATATCTTTTGACGTCCCTTTAGTATCCACATTCTGTTCGCCCTCCTTTCTCAATAGAATCTTTTGCCGCTGCTACTTTTGGCTTGTATCTTTTTTATAGGCTTAACTGACTGCACAATACCGTCCTGTGTAAGAATGCAAGTCATTTGCTCACATTTCCTACATTGTACTTCAAAAGCGTTTGTCGCTTTCTTGTCGTAGTGAAAAATAATCCTTCCACAATTTGGACATGTAATTATCTGGCTACTCATAGCGTTTCAGCCGACGGCAGCATCGAGTCTTGCAATTTGTATACTTCGTCCTGGAAAGACTCGTAATCGGAATTGCATTCCTTCCGGTTCTGCTTGTATAACTCATGGTTGTTTATCCAGTTGCTAAACTGTACCTCTTTAGGATTGTTTGAATTGATTTTTGCCTGAAACGCAAAAATCACTTGATCATTTACTGTGCTGTCTCCTGACAGTGATATACTCTTGCTTCTAATCGTTAACATAGTTATCTCCTTTTTGAGTAATAAAAAAGCGCCATACATATGTAAGGCGCAATTAACTTTATTTCATACTTTTCTATTGTTGAGAGTATCATAGTAATAGCATGTATTCAAGATGATATCTTGTGTCATTTAGTGATATTAAATGATAGGTTTTAATGTCATAGGTGACCATGAAATTCCAATTAAAATGTCATAGTTAATATTGAATTGTTTTTTTATCTGCCTACCAATGCTTTCCTTGATTGATAGCTTGATTACGCTCTTGATTACGCTCTTGATTACGCTCTTGATTACGGGAGCTTTGAAATCCGCATAAATACTAGCTTTTTGATATGCATAGGTAACCAAGAAATTCCGCATGAGTAACCAAGAAATTCCGCATGAGTAACCAAGAAATTCCGCATGAGTAACCAAGAAATTCCGCATGAGTAACCAAGAAATTCCATAAAATATAAAAAGGTAACAATTTTATATTTACAATGGTAACTTATGGTGCTATAATAAACATAAAAGTAGAGAAAGAGAGGTTTTACACATGGCTAGAAAAAAGATTGGGCCAATAACCAGTTTAGGAAATGGAGACAAACTTACTGTTCAAAAAAGTTTACCGCTGTTTTCCTTGTGGCGTTCCGAGCTATCGCTTGCAGAATTTAAGATACTTGACACTTATTTATCACGAATAGACAGTCACAAGCCAGACAGGAGAACGGTTGTTTTCGAGAAAGGCGAACTTGAAAAAATTTTAGGAGTAAAAAAAATCAACAATCAAGACCTCAAGGCAAGATTAAAGCATCTTATGGGAAATGTAATAGAAGTGCAAGATGATAGTGAAAAACAAGGTTTTAGATTGGTGACGTTATTTGAAGAAGCAACGGCAGAGCAAGATGATTACGGTCTGTGGCAAGTAAAGCTAGAGTGTTCTCAAAAAGCAATGAAGTATTTTTTTAATATTGAAAACCTCGGATATCTTCGGTATAAGCTGCGCTGCATAACATTACTCACAAGCCGTTACACTTATATCATGTTTACGTATCTCGAACAAAACCGTTTTCGAAAAAGTTGGGAAGTGCAGCTTGATGAATTAAGGCAAATACTTGATTGTGATAAAGAGGAATTGTATAAAGAATACAAGTTTTTCAATCAAAAGATATTGAAACGTGTTCAGAAAGAAATGGATGAAAAAACTGAATGTCGGTATACATACGAACCCATTAAGAAAGGGCGAACGGTAGTTGGTATAAGATTTGAAGTCGAAACATTACCTATATTGGAAGTGCAAGTTCCAGAAGCGCCAGTGCCGAAGGAAGATACATTAGATCGTCCGCTCTGGGAAAGTGCATTGGATGAATGGAAACTATCACAGGCACAGCTAGAAGAGATACAGACGTTGCTTATCACAGTGCCAGCACATAAGCTACCAAGCTGCCGAAAAGAAGATCTTGAAAAGGCATATTATCAGTATATGGCACAGAAGGCAGCAGAGATTAAGCGTAGAAACGAACAGAAACGAATCCGTAGCCGTTTTTCATACCTCCGAAAGCTCATGCAGGAAGATATAGCTTCTAAACCACCGCAGGAAGGACATCAATCATCACAGGCAGTTGCTAAAGGTACTCAAGTATTTCAAAATTTCACGGAACGCCAAGACAACAATTACTCGGAAAAAATTATGAATAAGTTAAAAAGTGATTTAAAGGAATTTCAGGAAAATCAAAGTTGCTGAAACATCAATAGCAGGGGAAATTTGCTTCCCCTGCTATTTTTTATTGGCTCAGATATTCACTGCCGAACTTTTTCTCAAATTCGTTTAACGCTTCTTTGTGGAGTTTAAAAACATGTCGTTGTGTAAAATGTAACTCATCTACTATTTCACACCATTGTTGCTGTGCGACGTAACGTTTGAACAGTATATTATAATACTTGAACTCAAGCTGCTCCATTTGAACAATGATTTTAGATTTTAAATCCACAAAAGAATCAATCATTGAATCAATTTCGCGCTCCATATCTACCAACTTGCAAATCGTAGATGCAGTCTTGTCTGTGGCATGTCCAGTTTGCACATTGACATCTTTTACACAACTTGGAACCGAACAAAGCATATTCTTTAACTGTGTTTTTTCATAGATCTTGTTTGATATTTTAAAATCAAGTACGCTAATTTGTGATAGATAGTGTTTTGTATCCATACATGCCTCCAATCTTAATAGATGCTGTTAATGATTCTTGTTGGTCTTGGTTTTCTGCGCTGTATGCGTAATGCAAAGTTTGCAAATGTATCTGGTACATCATCAAGCTGCTTTTTTCCACTGGTGGAGTACTGTGCCAGGAGAGACATCATTACACCATATGGCTCTTTTGGTGTATAAAGCTTTTTGTCTTTAAAGACAACGTGCTGCAGTATCCAGTTTGAGCACTGATATATTCTTGCTTCCTTGTTTGTTTCAGTCGCTCGAAAGGATATGTTGCAAATCCAGCCTTTTTTAAGAACACGTTTATTAACTTCCAGAGAAACACGGTCTCCGCCATTATTGCTTTCAAACTCACAATCTTCAACCTTGTTGTCAACAAGGAGATTTGCGGAATTTTCGTACTGGGCTTCATAATCGGGAGAACTGCTGCACACGCAGTCTACGCAGTAATACAAATCTTTTCCTTCGTACTTTATAAGTACTGGAAGAACGAAGAAATCAGTACCTGTTGATTTTGTATCGGCTTGAGCAGTGATACGTTCAATTTTCGAGGTCGGAAGTTCCTTGTATCGCATGATTTTTTCTTCCGGAAACAGCAGTCCTTCTCTTTCGACTGGCTGTTGCATGTAAAGGCAGTTGTATGACACGTCATCCATCAACAGCGCTTGCTTTGCAAAGAACTCCTTTGTAAAGCCGCCTATTGCATAGTCAAAGTTGCTGTCGCCTGTCTCCGGGTCTGTGGCAGGAATAGAAATAACCCTTACGCGGTTGTTTCCATCGTATATATCTATCAGCCTTCCAATAACATCTTGAGTTGACCAACGTGTTGCTTGCATGATCTCTTTGCAAGGATTATTATTGCTATCAACTGTTTTTCGCTGCAATGCATCTACAGTATAAGCTCCCCACATCTTGTCGAGGTAGTTCTTGTTCAAGGCTTCTTCTAGGCTACCTATCATATCATCAGTAAGTAAAAATTTGCTTGCACGAACTTTTCCGGCGCTCTTCGCGCCTACAGATGTTGTTTGTAAAGATGGAAATGGCTTATATTTTCCGACATTGAATTGTTGCATCAATGCATTTGTAGATGTAATTTTCAAGTCTGGGAAGATATCGTGCCAAGCGTATTCAAGTGCATCATCAACCATTTGATAGACACCATCGTAATACATACGTGTGATATCACCTGAGTGTGAATAGAACAGGCTGTAATCGTCTGGAAACCAACCAATTACGGCTGAATGGAAGAACTTGAGTAGGGTTGTGTTATGCGTAACAATATAATCGTCAGTGACATATAAATGTGACGGATCATCAATATATATACACTGACACTCATCATCTCCGATATATTCAATTGATTTTATTCTACAGTATTCAAAATGGTTGAAGTTTTCACCAGAAATGCAAGGTATGTAAAAGCGAGTTGGTTTGTAAAGCATCCTTGAAGTCTCTACAACTTTTTGATATCCAGAAACTCCAAGTGAAGTTTCGCAAATTGATAACCATAAATGATTATCAGATGCTCTGCATTTATAACCGTTTTCAAGCGTTATTTCGTAAATTTTACGCAAACCTTGAGGAAAGATTCCGGTTACGGTTGATTTATTGCCATTCGCAGCAAATACTTTGTCGCCAACCTTTAAATCGCCCATCCGAACAAAACCGTTCGGAGTAAGTACCTTTGAATATAATGGCTGTGCCTTGCCCGTACCAGGTGGCATGGATATGCACAGAATGTCGTACTTATCATCAAGCATACCTTGATAAGACTCTATAAGCTGGAACTTCTCAAACTGTTTAATTTTGGGCTTGTAGAACATCTTTCGAGGTTCACGCTTGTGCTCCAAAAACAGTAAGTAGTCATTGAATATTCTTGCTCGTGCACCATTCAGATAGGTTTGCCAATACAGTTTGTCCCACTCGTCACCCTCTACTTTTCTGTTGTGGTTGCAGTACCATCGGACATAGCTATTTACATGGTCGCCATACCCTCTATATGCATCAAGGTTCTTAAAATCACGATTTGGTATAAACTCATTAGCGTCAAGCAGAATCAGTCTTGCTCCGCCACATAAGGTGTTGAGTTGACTGTATGTAGGCTGCATGATGATCTGACGCTGTATGTTCTCCACACGTTCTTTATGCTGCTTTAACTCTAACAAAAAGAGGCTCCTCCTTTCTTAGCATTTAAAGAAGAGCCTCCATTTTGGCTGTTACATAATCACCATTTTGATTATGCCGTTTTAATTATTTTCTTACTATGTCTTCTCTGTTTACCCAACCGTAGACGTTATCGCCTATGATGTGATACTGATGCTTGCCGCTCTCGCAAATACTTGTTACAGTTGCAATCTCTGGAACTGCAGTGATTGGCTTATCGGCCCATGCTGACATATACTGTTTATTGCCTGTGAATTGGACTTTATCGCCTAAGTTTATAACTTGTGCGTTGGCATTTGCAGAATAGCTGTAATAGCCACTTCCTGCCTTTGTAAAGGCATATCCGCATGAAGCGCCGGGCCATACAATCTTATACCAACCAGAAGCGGTGATTTCAAGGACCTCTACGGCTACAGAGGTCTTGATTGTGTCGAGCTTCTTTGCAGATGTATCTGCCCCTGTGCGAATGTTCATAGGTGTGAGCGCAACTGCTGTTCCAATACCCTTGCCACAAAGTGTAGTGTTACCAGTTGAGATAATCTCGCACTCCACTTTAGAGCCATCATCCAGTACTACTACAGTATGTCCCTGTACAGTTGTACACAGAATATCTCCACGCATCTGATATGCTGAGGACTCTGTACATTTTGGCTCACGGATGATTTCAAATTCATCTGTAGCATCCAAAACCTCAACTTCGTTGGCAGTAGAAAACCACGGAATGTCGCGCTGCAAAGCATATGCCACGCATACACGTACAAGGCTGCTACAGTCTGTCTCCACTGGGGTATTAACCTTGCTGCAATCCCATCCGTACTGCTTAGCCTTGTCGTACAAATCCCAAGATGTAGACTGATCGTAACCGATATTATTATTTGCGCACGCTGCTTCCATGCACTGTGCAATGCGCTCACGCACTGCTGCATCTTTAGCACGGATAACTACCCACCCCTTATCATGGCGATACCATGCTTCTACAGCTACTTCCTGCCCTGTCTGATCTCCTGCCTGTCCGCCAATCACTTTTCCATTCTCATCAATTCTTGCCGATCCTACTCTAACCATATTTATCCTCCTTGTTTTGCACTTAATCAACCTATAGAGTTTTGCTCCATCTTTGCTTATTGCATTTTGGTGCAGTTGTGTTCCTTGGTCTACTTGGGCAACTCCAACTATGTCCACGAGTGTCACATTCTTTTTTAAAGCCGGACGCCTTTAAAGATGTCCCATCTTCAGAATCTAAAATGTATGTGATTACCTTTTTATATCCTAAGTTTTTTGCGACTCTTGAAGCCGCTGAGTAAAGAAACGAGCAGACATTTTTCTGGCCAGTTGTGCAAAGGCGAACAATTTCCAATGTCTCACCATCATCAAGAAAGCGAGATACTGGTCTTCCAACTTGCACAATGCCAACAAGTTGACCGTTGCATGTACATCCTACTCGATATTTGTCTCGATAAACAGGATCGTGATGCCTATGATTTTTTTAACATAAGCATTTGCCTGATTTAAGTCAAGAGGGCATAATTTCAATGTATCACTCTTCATAGATGATTTTTAAGCCATACGCAACAGCTGCATCATGTTCGATACAACATCCTCTTGCATTTTCCCATCCTTTGCAGAAATAAGCAGCATGACATAAACTCATATTTGTTAATGATGTTGCAAGGAAACAAAGTGGGATTTGCACCACTCCTCTTTCTCTCATTTTCTCACTGTTATACCACTCGTCTGTAAAAAGGGTATTTACAATTTCGTAGCCCTTTTCCTTCAAAACCTTGATTGCCTTCTCTCTTGTTGCAACAATTTCCTCATCAGTTTTGCCAGCCATTGGCTGTGAAAGCATAGCCTTCTTAGCTCTGCTGTTAAGGCTCTCACTGTTCAAATGCCAAACAATCCAATTATCGGATGCAATGTTTGAAAAAGTATAATCTGGATTAGTTGTTTTTCTAATATCAAACTCCTCACCATCTTTTGTGTGGATGATGATGGTCTGCTTTTCTTTGGACCAGTACCAATAGCCTGCCCATGACGGAAGCTTTATCAGTGCACCCTGTTTCATCAATCCAAATGCTTCTGAAAATCTCATGTGTACTCCTCCTTTAAACTATTAAGGCTATAATTGTTGTCGCTAAAAATACAATAGTTGTAAGCATAAATATTTTTTGGTTGCGTTTTAGACTATAAAGAGCGTGGAACGCATCTGCAGCGATCAGTTTCTTACAGAAATACTGATTTGTATAATCGTTATAGCGGTCATGGCCAAGTAGATCTTTAAAAAAATCATCTTGTATGCGATTCAGGCATTCGTAACGCTTTCGATAATATCCAGTTTCCCATTCCAGACTTTCTTTTGTATAAATTTCCCAATCATCACTTACTGAGGCTTTCAACAAAGATCTTAAATGCTCACGAGATATTTGAACAGTCGAAAGGTTGTCAAGAGTCTGCTTTACGTATTCTGGGTGCAAATACTCTTCACCGGTCCACAATCTTACATTTTGACCATTTTCTGAGGCTTTTAAGGCATCTTCGTATGTCATAAAGATTTTTCTCCTTTCCTAAGTGTTTGGTGACAGATTTCTAGGTTTTCTAAGCTTTATCACAGCAAAATTCATTTTCAAACCCTTGTTATGGTCCTTTAAAATTGAATGCATTACGTGTGTTTACTATGTAAACGTAAAGTTTACTCATGATGAGTTGCCTTAAATCCCCATTCTGGCAAGAAGTTGATTTCGTAATGGTACTTGTCTACCTCCGAACCAGAGATATCTTCAACCACGTACATGGTGTAGTCATTCAAATACACGTAATCTTTCTGATATTTGCCTTCGGCAGTCTCAATAATGACTTCAAGTTCATTAGAAGTATTGTTCTTTAATGCAAATGTTCCAGTCAGCTCCAGAAGAACTGTGTCGGTTCTTGCGTTCAGAACAGTAAGCTTCCTAGTCACGTTGAAGTTGTCTGCCTGCTTAGAGATATTAGAACTTACCTGATCAGCTTCTGTACAGCCAATGGCTGCGCCAGAAAGCATCACTGCGGCTGCAAGGGTAACAATTAGTCTTTTTAATTTCATTGTCCATGTCCTCCATTGGTTGATTCGTTAAATCTTTTTACGCCATTTGAAAAAATATCGGGGTCTTTTTCAAAACAAATGTAATGACGGCCAGTATTCACAGCTGCGATAGCAGTTGTCATACTTCCGGCGCACATATCAAGTACTGTGTCGTTTGGGTTACTATAAGATTTAATCAAGTATTCAATAAGCGCAACTGGCTTCTGCGTAGGATGTACAGCTGATTTCTGGACATCTTTCGGAAACCTTAATACAGATCTTGGATACCTCTCTGTGCTATCGTAAGTTGTTAAACTGTATTTTTGATAATTTGTCGTTTCCTTACAATTCAATTTATGGTTTGCTTTGCTTACCTTTCTGGGATTACCAGTAGACTTTTGTGGATTGTATGTAGGAGTTTTTTTATAAAAAACACAAATATCCTCGTGTGATCTGAGTGGCATTCGGTTTGCATTTAAAAAACCAGTCGGCTGATTCTTTTCCCACACTAGATTGTATCTCCAATTTTTTCTATTGCTTTGCATCAAATCAGCAGTAAACATTCCACTCGCAAACAATATAATAGCGCCTGTGTCTTTGATGATTCTGTCAATTCCTTTCCAAAGCTCAGCCAGTGGAATAGCAGCATCCCATTTATTATGAGTTATTCCATATGGCAAATCTGCGCAAATCATATCAATAGATTTATCTGGAATATCTTTCATGCCAATGAGACAATCAATATTTTTCATGTAGTCAATAGTCATCGGCACACAACCTTCTTGCTAACTTCGGCAACACTGATTCCGGCTGCAGTTCGCCGTACCTCAACGTCTTTACCTTTTTTGAGTGCCGCCGCTATAAGGGCGGCTTGCTCAACAACTTTTGTTTGCAAATCATCTTCTTTAATCAACTAGTCCTGCCTCCTTCCACGCCTTATGTAGTTTCTCACCGTTCCATGCAATCCAGTCCACCATTTCTTCATTCGTCGTCCATCCCTGCATCGAAAAATTTGAGTTGTAGACAAGTCCAGACTCGTTAAGGAAAGCGTGTACAATTTCATGCCTAAGCACTTGTTTCATTCGCCCTACTGGGTCAGTTGCGATCGGATCACAGTCTGGGTTGGCAGTCTGGTCGATGAGGAAGATTTTTTTACTATATGGGTCAGTCCACCCATCACAGCCCTCACACGTTTTATACTGATCGTGTTGAACTACTGTAATCTGATACTCACATCCGAGTACCGTTATACTATTTTTTATATTCATCATGTTATTATCTCCGTTCTACAATTCAATCGAACACATTCCGATACACTGCGGTGTGTCAAAAATCTTTTCTCGCATTCGCCTAGTGCAGACATATCTGCCTTCCTTCCAGTTAATGCGCTCGTCTTTTCCTTCATCACACGTTATGGTTAAATCTCCGATATCAAATGGATTTCCATATGCTTTCCAGTCTTCGACAATGTAGTGGAACATATCTTCGACAGAATCAAAGATTCTCATTTCTGCCATTGCGTCGCATAATGCTCCTCTGTGTGGTCTATATTTCACCATGAATCAGCCCTCCTCAAAAGCATAGTCTTTGATCTTATTGTCAACGAATCGAATCTGGCTAGGATTTACCTCGCCCATTGTGCCATCATTATACTCTACAAGCCCAAATATCATGCTCATTTGTCCCTCTGGACAACCGCCAGCATACACATCTGCTGCAACAGGCTTTGCGAAATTATTCCACATATGGAATAATGCTTTCTTTTCTTCGCCATTTTGTTTTACAATGCATGGGCGAACCCCAAAGCTGATTTCTATATTCTGCATTTGCACCTCCAGTGTACGTGTATACTTGTATCAACGTACATATATAGCTAGCAAGTTAATACAAGTGTTTATAAAACAACATTTCTCGGATGCTGCCAGACATGTAGTGTGATAAACTCTTTACAATCACTCCATGTTTGCTGCTGTAATCAGTTTTTAGATACTCTTCGATCAAAACCTTGTTGCTTTGAAGGTCATCATAGTCATCTTTTAAAGATTCTGGTGACTTGATATAGCTTCTTGCAACTCGTTTAAGGCTCTCGTCTGATAGATTCTTGGCATCAAAGCCTGTAGATGCTTTGTATTGATGGTTAAACTCAAAAATAATAGCAGTCAGGCTGTTATATTCCTTGTCAACCCAGTCATTTTCCTGTTGCTCTGTAGTAAAGATGTTTCTAGGATTGTTTGAATACAGTCTATGAAGCTCATCTTTAAGAACTGACTCCTTAGATTTGATAAAATCATCTGGATCAACAGTAGGTTCTTTCTTTTGGGGCTTGCCACCTGAGTTTTGAGCACTTTTAGTGCGCGAAACCATGTATTTATCTCTATTGTCAACTTTAGTTGATAATAGAGCATGTTCTTTATCTGTATCACTTAAACTACTGTTATACTTAATATCTATTGTATTACTTATCTGTGGACTTTTTTCAACCCCACCCTGTTGATTTTTCTCCATACCCCCACATGGATTTTTTTCCATGTTAGAAGAAATAGATTTTTCGTTGACAAAAGAATCAAAAAATTTCTGGGTGAGTATAATGATTCGCTTGTCGATTTCTTTAGTGTTTTCTTTGTATTCAAAGATTCTTTCAATCAATCCCAGTTGCTCAAATTTTAAAAGCATCTTTTGAATACTATTTTCTTTCAAGCCAATGAAGTTGGCAAAATGTTTATTAGAAGCAAAACAGCCTTTGTCTTTTTGAGTAAGACTGTATATCTCAATTAGCAAGAATTTCTCCCTAGGACTTAAATCTGGTGATAAATAAAGACGTTCTGGAATCCAGATTCCTTTAAAATCTCTGCCCTCCGATATTACTATTTCTTTTTTTGCCTTCTCTGACATCTGTTTTACCTCCTGTGCGATAATGTATTCCTGTGATTACAAATCAGTTGCCAGGCAGTCACAGGTTCTGCTTTTCGGGAGCTACCCTAGGCAACTGGAGCGCCGCGAGAAGGATTCGAACCCTCAGTCCTTTTACAGATCACTAGTTTTCAAAACTAGCCCAGTACCATTGTGGCATCGCGGCAAAAGTGGGTAGAGTAGGACTCGAACCTACATATCCGAAGATGACAGATTTACAGTCTGCTGCAATACCAATTCTGCGCATCTACCCCAATACCGCCTATACGGTTGCGGCTGACTTGTCCGCAGGTTGATTCTCACGGGGAGTTGCAGTTGCTACTTTGTGGGAAAAGAGAAAGGGATTTCACAAGAGAAAGAAAAAACCACATTGTTTACAAACTGCATATGGACCCTCTGGGACTCGAACCCATACCCGGCTGCTTATGAGGCAGCTGCCCTAACCTATTGAGCTAAAGGTCCGTATGTGCCATATGGGACTCGAACCCACGACGCCTTGATTAAAAGTCAAGTGCTCTTCCAGCTGAGCTAATGGCACAACAGGGCTAGTTGGAATCGAACCAACAGTGCAGGAATCAAAATCCTGTGCCTTACCATTTGGCGATAACCCCAGCGTGATCTTATCCTCACAGACCACTGGCTGTCAAGACAAGATTCATGATAAAGAACGCAGAAAGTATTACAGCACTGGCAAATCTTTCTTTGGATCTTTTCTCGTTCAGCCACCCTATAATGCTAGTCAGCATAAAGATGTTGAAAAGAGATGCCAGAACACGGAGAATAAGAACAAACATTAAATATCCCCTTCCTTTCTATGAAGTGAATTTTTCACTTTGAAGCCGTCAGGATAGCGCTCCCAAAGCTTCTTGTTGTTTTTGATTGCAATATCCTCAAGAGAGGTATCAAGCGCCTCAGCAGTAAGCGCCAGATAATACAGTACATCACCACATTCCTTGATAAGATGTTCTCTATCGAACGGATGCCCCTGAAAAATCTGCTTTTTGAGAAGATCAACAAGCTCACCTGCTTCACCTGCAGTACCGAGGATACCATTCATAAGCATGTTTTCCTTTGTTGCTTTCGTTACGTCTGATGCGGTTCTCATTACACCGCGCTGATACTCGTCAAATGTCATTTCGTTTCCTTTCCAGTGATAAGATCACTATACGGCAATGTTTCAATCCAGTCGCAAAAATCTCGCCATTCGTCTAACTTATGATTTTGACGGGATTTATAAATATTTGCCAGAACCTCGTAGTTCAGCATTGAATTACGAGTCTGATTATAGCTACTTGGAAGAAGCTGAATAAGCTGCCACCAATATTTTTTGTCTTTGGTTTCAATATACTTCTTTCGGTAATAATTCAGGGCTTGTATTGTGAAATCTAAAATATCTTCCGATGAGAAATAAATACCATCTTGAATATTTACAGAAAAAAACATATTTGATGTTTCCATATCCCAAGCACCTGAATAAACATTAGGGCTTTTAAAAATATGCTCATGGCTAAAATCACTACGATTAAATTCTTTTTCAGTGATCTTATGCATGGTACTGCATGAATTTGCAACTGTACCGACCTTGTAAGTGTCAAATTCTTTCCACCAATATAATGGCGCTGTAATACGAACGTAAACTGGCATCATTCTTAAATACTTCCTATGATCAGTTCCGAATTTTGCTAGTTTAAACATGAGTGAGTGATCTTTGTCCCCAAGTCTATATTTCCCATTTCGTGGACAAAGATCGTCTCCAGTGCATTCGGCTTTGCATATTTCGTTACTGCAACAAACGCATTGATAACCGCTATCGCTTTTATCCCAACTATTCATCGGATTACGCATTCCCTCAATCACAAATTCCATCTGTTCGGGACTCGGTAATACAGCATGTTCTAATCTAATCATGAAGACTCCTCTATGTTGAACACTTCTTTTTCGTATTCGATAAAAGATTCTAAAATTTTATCGAAAAATACATATTTGAAATATTCTTGAAGTTGGCAAGTATCAAGGTCTTTCAACAGCCAAAGCTCAAAAGCATAGTTAAAGCGCCGTGAAGTACCATCACATGATTTTTTCTCAAAAGCAACAATTATGCAGTTAAAATGCGATGGAATAGTCTTGGCATCAATTCCAAAAGACTTGCTAAGCTTGATCAGCGCAGAAATGCATTTGTCTATATCACTCATAGGCACTCCTTTCTTATCGAGTTGCTGACAAAATAATCTCGTTATTACACTGCGGACAGATGATGTAAGTTGTATTTTTACTGCTTAGCCAAGATGCAGATGATGTTTCTGCAATTGAGTGCGACGATTTCTCAAGAATGTCAGAAATATCGTAGCTCAAAAGCGCACCGCAATTTGGACATTCAACTTCCTTTTTTGTACCAGGCCTCAAAATTTTTATCATTCCACATAACCTCCTAACTTTGTCTTGCGGCAAAATCTTTAAGTGTTCCAAGAAGTGCCTCTTTTGACCCAAATTCTGGAAGCTCCAAGATTAAAGCGGCTCTACAAAAGCTAATTGTAGCATCAAGCCCCAAAACAAGCTCTAATTGCTCTAGCTGTTCTTTGCCTATAGTATTTGCCACTGAATGAGCTGAAATTGATTGTGTGGCATTCTGTGGCTTTACAGCGGTATTTTGAGAACTTGGCTTAGCAGCCATTACATCATTCTGCTGCTTAGCCTTAACCATAAAGTCCAAAATGTACTGGCAAAGCTCTTGACGCTCTTTACATGCTTTTATTTTATTTGCATCTGGATTAGGCACAGCTGAGAAATCGTTGACTTGCTTTTGATATCCAGAAATAACACCTTGTAACCATGTTGTTGCATTTTCAAATTTTGTATTTGCCATTACTCCTCCTATTCATCCAAAAGGGATATTGCTTTGACAAATTCACGAGGAAAGAGAGCTTGCGAGAAGGTGGAAGCACAGGATACGTAAAACAATTCTTTTTTGGTTAGATAGCCATAGTATCCGTCTTGCGGATTATAATAAGCTTCTATTGTTTCACTTGTGCCGTCAATAAATTTAACTAAAACTAATTTTCTTTCCATTGCTTATTCCTCCGGCATGTAGTAGATATATGCTGAAAAGTTAGAAGCAGAAATGTTTAATTCCTCAAATACCTCGGCTGCTCTGGCTGGAGTCTTATACTCTGCAAGTACCATGTCTTGGTTTGCAGTCCTTGCAAAGATGGTTTCATCACGTCTCAGCAAAGCAACGTTACAAAACTCAACAGATTTGGTTTTACACTGTGAAATGATTCTCATTAGATAACCTCCTGTTCTTGTGTTCTATCTGGCATGTAACCATTTGGGTAACGTTTATTCGTTCACGATTTATTCCGTGTCCTTCACGGCACAACTGGCAAACCAGTATGTCACCGCAGTGTTGACATTCATCGGTTATTTCTTTGGTTGATATTTTCATTTTATAGTTTGAGTATATTATGCCTTGGCGCTATGGCAAAGAAACTGTCAAGGCTCACAGCTTTTATCTTTGCCATATGTGTAGTTACGAGTTAAAAGGGGCTTTTTATTTTGGAAAAATATTTTGGGGACTAAGTAGCCCCATGCCAGGGGCACGCTACCAGACCCCTACACCCCTTTTTGCGTGATCATCTGGCAGCTGTGCAGCTGGTCGCGGCTCCCTGATCCTATGGCGGCAAAACCTAAATTGTGCGTATTTGTATATACAAAAGCAACAGTGTTTTGCTGTCCTGGTCTGAGTATACGCACCATTGACCGTTAAAAGTTCGTAAAACAAACATTATACGAACTTAATACTATCTGAGAGATTAACACAGATCAAGAAACCTTGACCAATCTTAATTTAAATCGTCAGACAATTTAAAATCCGATAGCTTCGGGGCTTCTGGCTCTGCATCAATGACTTTTTCCCACTCTTCCGCCGTTATCTGTTTGGCTTCTGGTGCTGTCTCAGCTGATAACCGGAACTCTGACGCGTTGACATAGTCGGAATTGTTGGTAAGATCAAAGATTGCAAGCACTGGTGGCATTTTGCCAGTAAATGCAAGCTGCTTCTTGCAAGCTGTTATAACGCCTTTTACCGCGTCTATAGTAGACTTCCAATCACTGCTACGCTTTTCGTAGCCCGTGATCATGTGCCGCGTAACTCCCAAAAATGCCGCCCAGGACTCTATATCAGGCACTAGGCGCAGCTTTCCGCCTTCCGTTGGGGTTTTGTTTACGTTCCGGACAAATGTCAGATACTCTTCTGAGTCGTGCTTGAAACTTTTTAGCCCTTCGGGAGAGTTGCTATACATGGGCTGTGAACCTTTTTCACGTGCTCTAGCTAGCCCCTGCAGAGATACGTCAAGGATAGCGTCCAGTTCGTCTCCGTCCATGGTTTCTGCAATATCCCTATAGCTTGGCATTCGTTTCCCTCCTCTTGGCATTCTGTAGCCCTCCTTTCCCTGTATTTCTTTTTGTCGTGCGTATATGTGGCTATATCTTAGCCTTTCCCCTTCAAATGCCTTCTAGCCGCCTTCTGTGCCTTTCTAGCACCCTTCCGTGTGTGCTCATCGTGTCCGGCTCTCGTCTGTGTCTGTCCTGACTGTGCGCCGTCCTCATCTGCCGCCTGTCTGTGTATCTCTCATCTGCTGGCTGCACTGTGTCCGTCTCTGACTTGATCATCTGTCTGTTGTCAGCTCTTGCACTCTGTATCTGTATATACTTAGATACACTATACACATACCTACTTACCAGATATCTATATACTGTACATACAGATATACATATACTTATACCTATGCCTATACAGTACATAGAGACATACTATACATATACCTTATACATACTGTACATATATACCTTATACAGATATACTTAATATATATTATCAGACAATATATTATATATACTCTATATACACTGTACATATACAGATATTATATACATATGCACCATATAATTATAAATATAATATAAATACACTGATAATATATTAAATATACCGATAGTATATTTAATATATATATACCATATACATATACAGTAAATATATATACTGTATATATTATATATAAGGAAGCGACACGGAAAAGCTGTAGGCCTGGGGAAAAGAAAAAGCCCACGACCAGAAAAAGAAGCACCGTGTTTTAGCACGGCTTGGAATCTTTTCCGATCATGGGCTATATACTCTATATATCCATATCTAGGCTACATATAAATACTATATATAGTAGCTTGAGTACATAATACAACAATATGAGGTGCAAATCAAGTTAAATATTTTTAAAAAGCGTAAGTTGCACAAATTAAAAATTTACGGCTGAATGTCTGAAAATAGGCAAAGAAAAACGGCAAGCTGTGCGCCTGCCGTGCTTCTTTCTGAATTTTTAAGAGTTGGGATAAGCCAAAACAAAGCGCTCTGTTGTAGGGTCCTCTTTGATTACGCTTCCGGGATACTCTCTAAGCTGCCGTTTTAACTCCTTCAGATCTGCATAGGCTTCTTTTTGGTAGCTTCTTAGCTCCTGTGAGGTGTAGTTGTGTAAGTAGCCATAGCCTAAATTGTCATCTATAATCGCGTTCTCATGCTCTATGATCTTGTCATACAGTACTTTCTTTATGTGCCCATCGTCACACAACACGGACACATATTTTTTTCGCTCTCTTTTGTGTGGTTTTTTGAGCTTGCTTGGGGTTGGCGCTGGAAGACTTTCGGGAGTGCCTACAGGCAAAAAGCCCCGGTCTGTTGCTCCCATCTTTACGGCGAGGCCATCGGCTAGAATCTCGTATACATCGCCTACTTTCGAGCACTCAAAAGCTCCAGTTGACAGTTGTAATTGTAGTTCAGTGTAACAGTCAATGTCTGATTCTCCAACGATCTGCAAAATAGAAAAATCATTGGTCCCTGTCTTGTCACTGTTCCACACCTCGATGGAGCGCGGAGAATTTGGGCGTGATATATCGGATACATAGGAGCGATAAAAGCTTTCGCGCTGGCGGTGTCCCTCGGCTCCATACACTCTAAAAATTTTAATCGTTTGCATAAAACTTCTTTCTCCCGGCTCTAACCTTGCCGGGCAGGTGTGAGCTACTGTTCAAAAGTGGCAAGTGCTGCACAGATACCGGCGGCTTCTTCTTTGTCGCATCTACGCTCAAACATGAGCTGGTAATAGTCACTGCTTCGCCATCCCCCATCAAAAAGGGAGACAGCCTCATCCGTTGCCAGTGCGTCAGATTTTACTTGCTGCGCTCTCGCTGTGAACTCATCGTACGGCTTTTCATGGCTTGAATCAGAAATTATATCAACATCAACGCGGCGGTCGTTGTCTGGGTCTTCATCCTCGATAAAATCACCTGTGCAATTTTGCCAGTCGAAAGCATAGTCAATGACGCCATCGACGCTATCCACCTTGTAAGCCCCTTGGCCATACTCAAAAGAGCCATCAATTAAAAGGTCAGCGCTGAGGTCTTGGCTATATTGGCCATTCTCCCATACTCTCATAATAATTTCTACGAGTCTTTTTTCGTCTTTAATTTTCATTTTTTCGCCTTCCTGCCCTCGTAGCCTCCGGGGTGGGTGCTTTGATATTTACCAGATCTCAACGCCGAGCTTGTCAGCTGCTGCGCTTACTACGTCCTCTACGGTGTCACTGTCGGCGCTGTCGTACTCGTCCACCATGTCAGCCAGCTCACACAGTCGGCGGCAGTCGTCCGGGTTCCACTCTCTGCTAGACTTGATGCGATATGCTACAGCCTCCGGCACGTCTAAATCTTTAAAAAGTTCATGTCCTGCTGCGCCCATGTGGCTCCAGTTAAACTCAACGGATTCGATGTATTGGGCGTCTGTGTAGCGGTCTGGCGTTGCCTTTGTCTCTGCGATCAAGTCACCCATTTCCGGATGATACTCCATCTTCTCAAGCTCCTCTGCTACTTCTTCCATAGTCTTTCCACCCCACTGGTAAGACTCGAACGGGTCTGCATATGGCCAGTTTTCGCGAGCTGCTGCCAGAACTGACAGCCCTGTTCCTGGGTCAGCCTCGAAACCGCTGAGAACGTTTACAACCTTGCCGCTCTCATCGCGTGTCACTGCCTGGATACCGCCGCCGTTGTCCTCATAAAACTTTGTTGTATACTGCTGCTTCTTTGACATATCTTTTTACCTTTGCCCTTTGGGGCTTCCTTTCTCTCTTTGTGCCTTTAGTATAACTTAAAAAAGTTACCATGTCAAGACTTTTTTTGAAAGTTTTTTAAAATTTTTTCTTCTTCGGCTTGGTCTGGCGCGTAGTATATAAGATGCTCCGGCTGCATGTGTAAAATGCAGCATATGCGGTTAATAGCCTCAAGGCTTATATGTGTATTCCCTGCCTTGATTTTTCTCCATGTATCCTGCGATAAAATGCCACTTTTCTGCGCTGTGTAGGCTGTAACGCCTGCGGTAGCCAATGCGCTAGCTACGTCAAATTTAAACTTTATCATGCTTGTAGTACTCTCCTTTCGTGCTTGGTGTATCGCTACATATATATAGTAGCTTTTCTGCGGCAAAAAGTCAAGAAAAAATATAACGAAAAAAAGTTATAAAAAGTCTTGACATAACTTTTAAAAGTGATATAATAAGGGTGTAAACAAAAAAGCCGGTTGCACTACCTACCAAGCAAACACAACCGGCACCAATCAAAAAAAAGAAAGGTAGCTTGATTATACATCAAGCAAAGGGAAAAAACAATGTTATATTCAGAGTTAGCAAAAACTTACAGAAAGCTTTTTAAGAAATATCCAAATATTTCTAGTCTCCAGGATTTCGGCGGCAAGATTTTAGAAGAAAAAACAACCTATGCTAAGCACGGCACGCGTTGGGTTGAAGTGAAAAAAGAAGAAAAAGAAGTACCGGCAACTTATGTTTTTAATGTATTTGATGCAGTACAATTTTTTAAAGACTTAGGCGGATACGAAAAAGTAAGTTGTGGCTATACAAAGGCCGGATATCTTCCAGACGAGTTACTAAGTATCAGCCCTAACAGAACGGAAAAAACAGTAAGAAAATATTATTTCATTTAAAAAAAATAAGGTGGGCGAAAATGCCCACCTTTTTATTTGCTTCGTGCCTGATTAAGTAAGCGCTGTGTCTGCTCCTGACCGTATATATCCATGATATCAAGCTGATACCGTGCATCAGTCAGAAGCCTTTGCAGGTCTACCGCTTCAAGGTCTGGTGCATAGCTCTTGATCTTATGGCTGGACGGCTCCGGCTCTGCCGCAGGTGCTGCAGGTCCTTCTGCATCTGGTGCCGCTGATCGGATGCTATCGCGGCTGATTTTTTCAGCTATCGCGGCCTTTATATAGCCGTTGACTGATAGACTTGTAGCTGCTGCCGCCTCTTGTAGTCTGGTGTAGTCTTCGTGCCGCAAGTCGAGCGGAACGCGCTTATAAGTCTTACTTGCGTATCTTATAGTAGCTTGTTTGTGTGCGTCTGATATTGCCATATGTTTTTTTCTTTCCTTTCTTATATTATAGAGGCCCCTTTTCCACCTCTAACATAATTATACAATACAAAGATAAAAATATACACGTACATAATGCACAAAAATATACACGTACATTTATACAGAATTACTATTGAATGTACACGTACGTTGTTATATAATACAGTCAGAAACAAGGAAAACAAAGACATCAAGGAAAGACTTGGAGAAAGGTTATAACATGACAAGAATAGAAATGATGAGAAGAAAGATTAACGAATGTTTATCAGAAAATTTAATGACTAATGTAACTTTTGAAATCACAAGCGAAGTGTATAGTGATAGCGAAGAATTTACAGTTGTATTTGCAATGGGACAGTATAGAGCAACATTGTTAGTATCATGTGTGGGTACTAATACATGGGTATACCATTCATATATTGGTTATTGTGCGTGCAGCGGTAGCAAATATTATCGTTCAATTATTTCTGTATTCAGACAGATGGTTAATGATATTGATGATTATAAGGAAATGTGGGAGGTTGTAGCAGGAACCTCAGAAACAACAGAAACCTCAGAAACAGCAGAAGCTGAAGAAACCAGAGGCAAAGAAACAGAAGAATCAACCGCAAGAGAAGAAACATATTTTACCGAGACTGCAGGAAGTGCAAAAAGAAAAACTGATAATCAGGCATATAATTCCATGTGCTATAACTGCAAGAAATTTTTGAATGGATGTAGAGGAGAAAAAAATAAGATTTACAGCGGTTGCGTTTATAAAGAAAAAATGGAGGTTAGAAACAATGGCTAAATATTTTAAAAAAGTAAAATCGTATAGTGATCTTAAATCACAATTTAAGACTCTTTTAAAAGCAAATCATCCAGATAACGGCGGAGACGCCGAGGTTATGAAGGAAATTAACGCTGAATATGACGCTCTTTTTGCAATCTGGAAAGATAAGGAAGAAAAGGAAACTGGCAAAAAGGTAGCAGAAACTGCAGAAGATACCCGTTTTGAATTTTATACCGCTTATGGCTGGGCCGGAAGTAACTACAATGGTAATCTTTCGCTGAAAGAGATTGCAAAAATTGTCCGTACATATATCAAGGAAAAATATCCGCTTTACAAGTTTAGCGTGCGCACTTCTTACGCGTCTATGTGCCAGGAATTGCACGTTGACATTTTGGAAAGCCCTATTGAAATTTACAAGCCGTTTGACGAACTTACAAGCGATGATTTTTCAAAAATTTCCAAATGCCTTTATCCGTGGGATTATGTAATTGATGAACGTTTAAAATTTTTAAATGCTTCAAAAGAAGAAAAAAGAAAAGTTATTGAAGAATCTGAAAGTTCCGGAAAAAATGTTTTAAACGATATTACAAAAGCGGTAATTGATGATGTTGATGCTTTTGTTAATTCTTATAATTATAACGACAGTGACGGAATGATAGACTATTTTGACGTTAACTTCTACTATTTTGGTTGCTGCCAAGACCACGGAAAATATATAAAAATCGTGCCTAAGACACCAAGAATCAAAAATCAGAAAAAAGAAGTTAAGCCAAAGGCAAGCGAAAAGCCAAAAAAGGAAGAAAAGGCAGAACAGGTTGAGGAGAAAGCCAAGGAAGCAAAATATACGTATAAAATTACACGCGGAGAAGATACCCGTGATGGTTCTGTTCTGTGGCTTGTAAGAGTTTCTGAGAGCCTGAGCAAAGAACAGTATATTGCAGAGAGCGAAAAGATGAAAAGACGCGGTGGATATTATAGCAAATTCAAACATGCGTTTATCTTCCGAACTGATCCAACAGAGATTCTAGGAGGTAAGACGGCATGACAGGATGTGAAAAGAGCTGTTGCAGGTGTCCAGAACGCGACACCTGCGCGGATAAAAACAAGCAGCTGCTCAACAAGCTATTTACGCGTTATGGAAACGTTGAAAAGACAAGTGACAAGAAAATATATATTTATGAGAGACACCCGGAAACTCTGCACACGGCCAAGACCATATTAAACAGCTTTAACGGTGTCGAGAGAACGCTTGAAGAGCTGGAAGAAGTCATGGAAGAGCTGAAAGCGTACCGCGTCGCATTAACTGAAAGATACAATTTTATTGCAACAGCTCCAACCAAGCAAAAAATAAAGTTGTATCGTGAAAAAAAGTATGGGGGTAAAGTGTTTTACTTCATCCAGTTTTACACGGTTAATCTGGTGGATGGCTACGAAGATCTAACCGAGGTTATACGCTACGAAGGTAAGGAACGCAAGAAAGCTATAGAACGCTTTGAACAGCTCAAAAAAGAAAAGACAGGCGTTATTTTTGAACAGGATATCGAGCGCGCCCGTTGGGAAAGATAAGGAAGGTAAAACATGAATACATACAAAGAACATATGCAGAACTTTTTGAAGGTGCGTGAATTTTTGCGTGCATCTGGTGAGATTTCCGCGCTTGCAGTGGCATTTCATAAGCCGGTTAAGTGGTATGGCGAACACTCACAGATGGAGGCTGTGAAACTGTTGAGAGAAGAAAGTGAGGGCGAACAATGATTTTACAGACAGTATCTATCAGCGCCGCGCCGCGAGAGCTGCATATAAAGCTTTTCAAGGCTCACGGTGATGAGCTGGAGAAGCTTGAGAAAGAAATTGCAAGCCTTGACGCTGTGGCCCTTGTGTCATGGGCACGAGTATTCGAGGCGGTAAAGACTCCAGGTGTGGTGGCACACTGGGAAGTGCAGCACGAAATTGACGGCAAGGCATACACAGAGCAACGCATATTGCACGCATCCGTAAAAAATCCAGGCTGCATTCAGTTTTCTACAGCTCACATCTACCCAGACGAATATATCCCGGTGATGGATTCACAGTTTAAAAATGCAGCCGATTTTTTCAGATATGAAGCGCCACTGTCGGCGGTTGTTATTATTGAAAAGGTTGCGTGACACGGAAAGAGGTGATAAAATGAAGGTAATCTGGGAATCAAGCCTGCAGATTGAGAAGATGCGCAGCAGTGCAGAGCGTGCTATTCTCTGCCAAAGGTCAAGAGGATTCAAGGCAACGATTAAAAAAGAAAAGCATGAAAAAAATGCTTGATACAGTAGCAAAGAGCGTTGGTGACTTGCTACTCAGTGTGCTGATCTTCGGCGGTATGGTGGTTGCACTGTACTATGGAAGTATTTGATAGGAGGATATGAAGCATGTTTAAACAGACGTTCTCTGTACTCGCACGTACAATTATAATTTTATTTCAATCCACACAGACGGTTCACTGCCTGTGAATAGCGACCGAAGCCGGAATAAATATCATCTTCATTTTTAAGATAGCGTGATGGCTTGAAAAAGTCAAGAACTTTTTGTATAATACTTACAATGTACAAACAGTACTGCTATCTTATAATAGTGCATATTGACAAGGGAAAGGAGTCGGCAATGGCAAAGAAAGATTTAACAGGCGAACGGCATGGAGATTTGGTGGTGCTGGGAGCTTCCGAAAATAAATACGCTAGTCCTAATACCGGAAAAAGAATAAGCCTTTGGAAAGTGAAATGCTTAAAATGCGGAAATATAAAAGAAATGCAGGCATCTCACTTTTACAGATGTGTAACATGTGGATGCGTAAGAAGACGTAAATACCACAACTGTGTAATATGTGGAAAGCCATTTATTTGGCATCCGAGTGATACAAAACAATGTTGTTCTGCTAAATGTGCGGCACAATTAAGAAAGAAACACGGCTTGTGTACGCCAAAGGGGACACCTATGCCGCCTGCTCTAATTGAAGCTCAAAAGAAAAGTCAATTAGTAAAAGCGGCTCGCGAACGATTTGCAAAAGAAGCAACTAAAGCGGCTCATGCTTTGCCAGAAGGACAACCGGGACCACAAAACAGAACTGCTAAAAAGTGGATTTTAATTGATCCTCTAGGAAATTGTTATATAGCAGTATCGTTGAAGGATTGGGCTAGAAGAAATTGCCGAAGGTTCTTTGATGAAGATGTACCAGAAAATATTGCAGCTGGACGCGTGCGTGGTGGTTTTACTGCAATTGCAAGTAGTTTACGTGGTGTGTCTTCACGGAGATCTAGGCCAGTGTATACTTATAAGGGCTGGCGATTGGAAGAGTTACCAGTTGAAAAGACCGAAGAGGATGTTAAAATGGCGTTGGAAGTGATTCAAAAGCAGAAAATTGAGAGAGGGGGTGAAGATGAATGATTGGTAAATATAATATTCAGATAGGCGATGTATTTGGGCAATGGGAAGTAATAGGGCAAGGCAGCAAGCCCTATTACTCAAAGTGTAGATGTACTTGCGGTACGATTAGAGATGTAAGCAACAGATCTCTTTGCACTGGTGATTCTAAATCTTGTGGATGCAATAAGGAATACTTAAAAGCCAGACGAAAAGAATCTTCGGTTAAGACTGGTGATCGTTTTGGAATGTGGAAGGTGATTGGTGAATCAAGTAGACCGTATTCAGTTCTATGCAAATGTGACTGTGGGACAGTTAGAAACGTATATAGTCGTATGCTATTAGCAGGTAAATCTAAATCTTGTGGGTGCAATAAGGAGCATGTAAAAACTGCCTCTAAAAAAATATCCGAAACCAACTTGAGAATTGCACAGAAAAAAGTCGGAACTAGTATCAATGGATTTAGAATTGTAAGTGTTTTTAAGAAAAAGGGGGAGAATGTTTTTTATTGCAAAGCTATATGCCCAGTTTGTGGAAAAGAAACAGAAACCAAGTTGTCCAGATTGAAAAAAAATTATATGTGCGTAAATTGTAACCGTAATAATGGGGACTTTTTGAAAGAAATACAGAAAAGCTGCTATGTGGATGGTTCTTGCTTGCCAAGCATTAGATCAAGAGAAAATGGAACTGTCAACAAAAATTCTAGTACAAAAGTAAACGGGGTTTCGCTTCAAAAAGACGGAAGCTATAGAGCATATATAACATTTAGACATAAACAATATCATTTGGGAGTATATGCTAGTCTGGAAGAGGCAGCATCGGCACGCAAAGAGGCTGAAAAAAAACTCTTTGGTGAATACATAAAGAGTCATCAGGGATGGGAAGATGAGCTAAAAGAAATCGGAAAGAGACATAGAAAAAAACCATAATAAAAAGTAGGGATAGAATCAAATCTATCCCTATTATTTTACAGTTCTTGACAGTATTTTACATTACTTTACATTATTATACAGTATTTTACAGTAAAATAATGTCAAAATCTATCGGCTTTTCTTACGGCGCTGCTTCTGTCTCTGCTGTTTATATTCGGTTCTTATGACCGTGATGTTCCCGACAGTTTCCTCTGTTCTGATGCGCTTCAAACTGCCGACATAGGTTGTTATGCTGATTTCGTGCTTCTTTCCACTTCTACTGCCCATGTCATCCCCTCAACTTTCTTGTAAGCTGTTGTCCGAATGATTCTCGATACGTGATTTTTACGTCTGTGTCCACATCAATGGGGCGGCCAACGACTAAAATTTCTGCAGGATGGAGCCGGGAACACATTTCCTTGAAGCCCTGTCGATAACACTCCTTGCCTTGATCGGTAAAGCAGCCGTTTGTACTGATTGCCAGCGTACTCTCTTCTGGCAGCCCTTCAAAACAAAACTCAAACGTCTCTGTGTTTCCCCAACCTACAGTCGGGATGACGTCGCATCCATTCATAAAGAGCCACCATGCCAGGGCACGGCTCCTGTACACTTGATGCAGCTGCACGACCTTTGGCATAGAATCGTAGAATGAGAAGTCTGGAGCACAGACATATTTGAAGTTTTCAAGCATCGGAAGATACTTTTGCGGCTGATTCCATAATGGCTCGAACCGTGCATCATCAATAAAAAAGTGGCAAAGCGCCTTCTTCGGATTTTTTTCTTTCACCGCCTCACAAAATGATACTGCATTAAGCCCACTCAGAGCAGCATGTACTGGAAGCAGTTTTGGAAATCCCAGTGGAGTAAGTTCGGATTGATAAAGATATCGCTCACGGAGAACGTCTTTTTGCGTGTGAATCTTTGTGTACATCTGCCTTCCTTTCTAGCACATTGTCTAAAGTCGTGCGTGTACTGTGATCTTTATTTTATGCACAGTACCTAATTGTATTGTTTCCTAAAAGCTGATATATAAGTTCGTCTGCAACAGTTACTATACTCCTGCCAAAAAGACTTATAAAGTCTGCGACGATTTCCTCTGTTTCAATCGGGATAGAGTATCCGTATTCCATTGCGTGAACATGTGTTAATTCGTGGCACAGCACTTTATCAATCATCTGGCTTGACAGATCATTACACATAAAGACAGTCTTTAAATTGTTGTCGGTTACGCCGAGTGTATATGTTCCGTCACTGCGCTGCAACTGCGAATCACCAGGATTGACAAAGCAAACTTGCCAAGTGTTGTTATTTACTGTAAAAAACATTTGATACCCCCATTATAGCACATTTATAATAAGTGCGCAATTGAAATAAAACCGGGAGCATTTGCCCCCGGCTGTACCATTGATTATATACGCTGTACCCAGTTTGTCATTTTGGTTTTCATCATCGTTTTTTCGGAAGCTGAAAGCCCTGGCATGATCTCTTTAAGATCTTCGTCGATAACGGCTAGCAAGGACTCAAGCCCTCGCATGTTTGCGTCATTGTCTTCTTTGGTATTAGCTTTGTGCATGTCCTTAGTCTCACTGTATGACCTTCTAGCACGGTCATATCGGCTTTCTGACTTCATTCCCATATCTTCTACGCTTCTACCATCTGACGGCATTTGGGAGCCTCTACGTGGGTCAGAGTAGTACATGCGCCCAAAGCGGAGTCTATCAAGATCACGCATACGCTCTTCTTCTGGCATATCAGCCCATTCATAATACATTTCTGGTGTCATGTGCCAATAAGGTGGTTCGTCATAACCGCGTCTGCCTGTGGTTCTTGTCCCTCTACCCTTTGGGGCAAATCTGCCGTTAGCATATCTGTAGCGGTCGTAATAGCGGCGTGACGGGTAATCACCGTATTGCTCAACCATTTCCATGATTTCATCATCGTTTTGCAGCTTATCCATTGCCTCAACGATGCGATAATCTTTATCAAAGCAAGCAATGTTCTTAACAATTTCGGTCCAATCTTTTAAATCATCAAGGTTCTGACCTTCGAAATTATCAATTCCGATAGCTTTAGCTTTTTCTTTGACACATTCCAAGATTTCTTTAGCCCATTTATGCATAGTCTACCTCCAATTAAGCAACTCTAGTCACTATAAGGTTTGCGTTAGCAACTTCAATAGCGGCGCCACTTGTATTCTCAACTGCAATATTTACGCAGCAGCCACGCGGAACATTGATGAAAATGCCCGAAGATACATTATTGAATTGAGACACTGCAGCTGGTGTTGAAATCATTTCGGAAGCAAGCACTGGCTCACCACTGATAGCAATTGCTAATGATATAGGAGCCACAGTTCCCCCAGCCGGAAGAGCTATATTCGCAGAAAAGTCTACAAAAAAACGTGCCTGACACTGATTCGTAAGACCTCTAAGAGTAATGATTCCACTGCCTTCACGGTGCTGTATGCAGTTTGAACCCTTAACAGATGTACTTGTAAAAGTTACATTTCCATTTGCCGCAACTTCCTGCGTTGCGACTGCAACATATTCTGCCATTCGATACCTCCTTAAAATAAGGGACAGGCTCTATTTTGAGTCTGCCCCTTTGCTGATAGTAATACTGCGTTAGTTAGCAGACATAACCTTGACGATTAAGATACTTATTCTTCTTTTTTTCTTAGATATTCAGGTATTTCGATACGAGGAAGTTGATGAAATTTTTGCTCTTTCTTGCCAAAAAGACATTCTTCTGGTGTCCAACCAGCATTATATCTATATCTTATGGCTTCTTTACTTAACCCAAGTTCTTTCGACCATTGAGAAAGAGTTTTCTTTACCCCATTATAAGTTATAAAAACAGAAGTCCTCTTGTTAGATTGTTGCTCGGCCATCGAAATCCATTTACAATTATCAGGTTCGTAATTACCATTTACATCTATTCTTTCTAGGGTGAGACCATCAGAATATCCATTTTTATACGCCCATTCTCTAAAATTCCAAAATTTAAGCCAATCGTCGCATATTTTAATTCCTCTCCCACCATAGTTTTTATAGCACGGAATTTTTTTATTGTAACATCTTGTCTTTATCGAACCCCATTTTTTGTAAAGCGTACCTGTTGATTCTCCGTGACAGCATCTTGTCTGTTTAGCATAAAAGCTTCTTAGACATCCGCAAGAAGTACTGGTGCCACGTTCAAGATTGTATTGATAGCACTTTATATCTTTTCCACAGTCGCAATGACAAAGCCATAAAATATTTCCAGTTTTTCTTCCTAGATTTTTTATAGCGGTCAGATTTCCAAATTTCATTCCTGTTAAATCCTTAGCTTTGTGAATACAGCCGCAACTTTTTGTGTGACCGTTTTTAAGACTTTTCTCATTTACAGCTGCATAGTTTCCACAGTCGCATTTGCATTTCCACAGATCGTATCCTTTTTCATTTTTACCTGAATATTCAAGAACTGTAAGTTTTCCAAACTTCTCTCCAATTAGATTTTTGCTTGTCATGTGTCCAACCTCCGATTATAATAATAAAATTATTATATCATAAATTGGACACATAAACAATTCTAAACTTTATATAGAGAGAAAGTTAGCAATTACATCCTGCATTGCAACCATATCCAGCATACGGGTATGGAGCTGGTACTGTGTAGGACGGAACTGGAGCCGGGTTAATTCTGCGAATTAGCTCTGCAGTCTGAGCCTCCTGATTAGCAGTAATATATGCGTTTTGCGCTGATTGAGATGCTGCAAGCTCAAGCTTTTGAACTTTGTCTCTAAGGTCAGCATTTTCTTTAGCGCAGAGATAATCAAGAACTGCCCTAGTGCCTGCATTCTGGTTGTCAATGATATCACGTGTATTGGTTGCTGCATTATAGTTTAACTGGCAGAAGCCTTTATCAATGGACTGCTGAATTGCATTTGCTTGTGTAGCCATGTTATAATTGGTGTTAGAGAGTGCCTCTTTGTTGTCACAGCAGCATTGTGCGAGTTGTGCCTGCAGAGCATTTGTATTTTGCATATTAGCTACGGTATCAGCGTTGATAGCCTGCTGAATGCCATATCCAGTCTGCATGATGTTTGTGTTGATTCCGTTGAATCCAGTTAACATGCTATTGTTGACTGCGTAGAATCCGTCACAAAGACCATTATTGATTCCGTCTAACTTTCCAATAATCGCTTGGTGATCAAAACCACGCTGAATTGCGCTATCTGTGTAGGCTGCCGCGGTAGAACCCATGCCGCCACCGTTGTTGCCCCAGCCACCGAAGCCATTACCCCAGCCGAAAATGGCAAAAATCAAAATGATCCAGATCCATCCCCAACCGTCGTTGCCCCAGCCACCGCTGTTGTTGCCGTTACCATCAATGCTAGCCACTAATGGTACACTACAGTTTCCTGAGTTAAACATACTATTTACCTCCGTAATAATTTTTTATATACATAATCTTGCGCAAGAATTAGTATCATATTTTTATTGCATTCCAAATTGATTTTTTATCTGGCGAACTGCATCATCGACATTTATCCCTTTTTCTTTGCAAAGGTTGCGAGCTAATTGTTCTACACCCTTTGTATCACCTTTATTTGCCATATCCATAGCATTTTTTAAAATAGGATTACTCATAGCTTGGCTGTTTCCAGCCATCTGCTGCAAAAACTGCTGTGGATTCCTCATGGCTTGAAATAGCTGAAATGGATTATTCATTCTCGTTTGCCTCCTTCTTTAAGCCTCCGGACCTTTTAGGCACTATTTTAGGCATCAGTTCATCAAACTTCTTTTCGAGGCTATCAAATCTTGCCATAAATGCCTCTGTAGCCTCGTCAGATAGCCCCATTTTCATTTTGGACATGTCGGCTGAACTATTCGCCGCATTTGGCTGTGAAGCTGTGTACGGCTTATATACAATCGTTCTAATGGTTCCATCTGCATTCCATGATTTTGTATAGATCTCTGACATGTCTTGCTTTGGGAATACGGCAACTGAACCGTCCATAGGTACATCGTTCGCAGTAATTTGTTCGACAGCTTGCACGACCTTTCCGTTCAATCCAGCCTGCTGCTGTGGCTGAATGCTTTGCTGCTGATTAAAAAGCGGCTGGTTTTGCTGCAGATCATAACGCGGCTGCTGATATTGATACGGGTAATAACTATTATATTGGCCATACATTGTCTGTTGGTTGTACGGTTGATACATCTGATTTGGTATCGGCATCGTCGATTATCACTCCTTCCTCGTCAAGAACCTCTCCAATAGCCTGAATCATTGCTGATTGATACTGCATTGGAATCATACATACATCTGGTCTTTCAAATATTTTAGTTAAAAATGATTCAGGAAACATCATTCACACCTTCCTTCCTCTTATTCTGACTGTATTGTGCCATAAAAATAAGATGTAAAAACGACAGGGATACGACATGTTAACGACAAAAAGAGCTGCCAGATAAACTGACAACTCTTTTAAAGAATATTTTACTGTAAATAAATGTCAACTATTGTCAAATAAAGTTAAATAATGTAAAGAAATGTAAAATACACTATTACAACATCTGCAATTCCTCTCCTGTGTCCTTTGATGTGAGTTTGATAGAGACGTCGTATCCTAACGCTTCTGATATCTGACGTATATCACTTTCTCTAAAATTATTTAACCTAAGTTTTTTGGACACGTTAGATTGAGAACACCCTAACAGTTTTGCAAGCTGAACTCCGTCCATCTCTTTCTTAAACATTATTGTTTTTACAATGTTCGAAAATGTGTTTTTGCTTTCCATTTACTCACCTTTCTCCTTCGGTTTAAGATCTGCCTTGTAAGAGCTTAAATGTTCTTCTATAGTTTCAAGACTATTGGATTCCTCTGGAATCAATCGGTTGAGATAATATAAAAAAGAATTATAAGCCTTTGCTGTGCAATAATACTTTTCCTTGCCATTCACCGTAACTATTCGACCTCTAAATGATGTTGGGGATGCATTATCAATTAAAGATTTAGAAAAGTCCAGTGCAGACTGCTTGACCATTCTTAGAAAATATTCAAATGCGGTGGCGCTTGATGAAAGAAATCTGGACCAAATCAAATCTAGGTTACTAGAAAACTCATATTTTTTAAGTTCAGTCGGATTCTGCTTGCCACTAGCCATCTGAATATTGTAGGATAATACACCAATTTCATTTGTGATATAACGGCACAGTTCAATGCCAACAGATATGTAATCTGCAAAGTTAGGATCGAGATTTGCTGTAAATCTTTTTGAACATTCATCAACAAACCTCATTAACTTGGAATCATACACCATTCCACAGGTCTGAAAGCCTGCATTGCCAATTCCAATTAAGCGCAACCATGTAGCAGTATCTTGATTGTTGCAAAGTATCTTGTCGAGTAGTTGCCACAATGGAACATCGTTAAATAAGCGAAGTGGTTTAGCACTGTTACTATTTAAAATGTAAAGTGCCATGGTTTCAGCTGTAACACGTTCTTTATCAAAAAATTCCCCACCCAATGCATTAAATCCGGTTATAACCCCATTTTCACGCTTGAGAAATATCCTGCGCGATTGGTGCGTGAATAATTCCGCTGGGTTAGAAGGTGGATCAATCTTTTTGCGCTCATCGGATCGTGGCAAGCATTCCCATATTGGGCAAGGCTTAGGCCACAATTCTCCATTACCATTCTGTAAAGGAACTAGGTTCATCATAAGTGTTTCAAAAAGATTTCGACCGATTGCGCAAACAATAGTATTTTGCCCCAACCATCCAATACTGATTGAAGGCAAGCCTGCTTTACTCGGCTTTACAGAAACATCATCATACCCGTTGATAAAAAGGAGCCATCTAGCCGCTTCTGCATATGTTAGTTGCATTTTTGCTTCTCCACTTCTTGTCGCAAAAATTCGTACCTTGTTGTTGCTTTCAGAAATTTCTCCGTTTAACTTTGCAGCACCAAAAGCAGTTCCTTTTTTAGCTTCGTTTGCCTGATAGAATGGAGCATCAGGCTGAAAAAGCCAGAAACGTTCTCTGTATTCCTCTAAATATTTTAAAAATGCTTCCGGAAAATGTCCGAGACTCCAATAACTTTTCCAACGACTGATTGCTTCATCTCTGTTTGAAAGTGGAATTTCATCACCGTTTGAGCTGAATCTTGCAAATCCAGAATGGACAACTGCAAGAAGCAGCCGTATCATTGCGACATTTTGAGTATCTGTTTCACCTGCCAAATCCATGTATTCATGACTGTGGGTGAAAACTTCTTTAAGTGAAACTTCTTTAATAGTATAATCTGGAAGCAATACACGCACCCAATTTTCATCAAGCAAATTAAATTCTTTCTTCATATATATCCTTCTTTCTGCAGTTCTTTACTTTATTTAACAGTTCTTTACTTTAAAATAATGTCAAATAAGGTTAAATACTGCTATTTACTAATATATATATTTCTTGCAATGCATAATCTATATTCATACGGCTCAAATATCCAATTTTTGCATTCCAATCTTGGACCTTTGCAATCATGGCGTAATACAGCTTGTGGCTCAAGTGGGCAGTTACAAAGAATACAAAGTCAGATTTTTTTAATGCAGCGTTGCGCACAGTGCTGACATCTCCTGCACTGATATATTGCCAATTCGGAAGATAAGTTTTGAGCTTCTTTATCAAGCTTGGATGCCCTCCAACAATTGTGCCACTAATGTTTTTTAATTGCTGAATTTGCTCCTTAGATATCTCATTTGTATTTTCGGTTTCTGAATCGTTTTCCAGTGAAAATATATGCTCTCGCAAAGCATAAAGCTCCCTACGTTCACTCTCTACCTTTTGCAGTTCGGATTTTAGCGCATCATTCTTCTGCTTGAGTAGATTTATCTCATCAGATAAGCGCTGAACCTGCTCAGTACAAGCTTTTTGTTCAGACATCCTGCGTTCCTGAGATTCAGATAATGCAGATTTGGCTTGAAGCAATTCATTTTTAATGCTCTCTACTTCAATATACACGTCTTCGCGATTGTGTTGGAAGTAGTATTCTTTAGACTGCTTATATGCCTTACACATAGCTAATATATAGCTCGTATATTTTGCATAAGTCAGGAAATCCTCACGTATTCCTCCTCTTTTTCCGTGCGTATAAGCAATTGCTAGTGCTTCAAGGTCTTCATGTGTGAACTGTAATTCAGAAAAAATAGAAACACCTGAAAGTGACTCAATGTCAAACACTGTAGTGTATCCAAATTCCTCATTTTTTGGTGCTAACTGGATCTGCTTAAATAAATCTTTTGGAAGTTGACTAATGTATGATTTTGCTCTTTCCTGAAAAGCGCAGTCATATTTCTTTAACCCTTTTTGTATTCTGTGTTCTGGATTGTATCCGTAGTTTGCAATAAAGGAAAGTAATTCATCACATTCTTTACGCTCTTGTACCAACTCTTGCGGCCACATATTTAAAAAGTAATAGCCTGCAAATAAATGACCATTAAAATTATCGTCCGAAACATGATCTGACTTTGCAAGTTTTGCATAAATGGCTTCTCCGATTACACTATTAAAATGAATCGGTTCGTCTTTTGGAAGCTTTTTAAAAATGTTGTATAGCTTTCTGTATCCCTTTTTGAAGAGAATATCCAAAGAAGTCTGTGCTTGTTCATCTTCTGTGTAGCTATATTCGACGATTCCGAGTGCTTTTTTATAAGCTTCTTCTGTTTGCAAAGACAGCTCTTCCGAAAATAAAGTATTGTAATATTCGCTCTGCTTCGCAGCGTTATAATAAGCCACAGCATTCTTACTGTATTCGTTTTCTAAATCTAATCGTATATGGCGTGCAAACGCGATAGCGCAAGCGTAAAACGGTATCAAGTTTACTTGTTCCATAAAATACCTCCTTCCTTTAATTTTAGTAAAGAGTTGTCTTATAATAGTTGTTTATAATCCACATCAAAAAAAGAGAACGGGAAGGTGCTGTAACAAAATTCTATTTTTTGATTACGTAAATAAGATCTATTTTTTGATTTATTATAGATCTCATAATGTGTTGAGTACATTTCAAAATCATTGCTCCATGTCTTTTCCAATTTGACCTTATATTCTGTAATATGTCCAGACTTATATATTCGTATCGCGTGATATCTGCCGTATGTATCGTCACTATCTGTATGCCATATGAATAAATCTACATATCCATTGTAATAATCTTTTTTAACTTGTTTGTACATGTTGCAGCATAATTCAGTTGTTGGCAAATCAAATTTGTCAATGTAATTAAATGCCATTGTAAACTCGCCACTTGCAAACACAGTTAATACTGATACAATATCAATTGTTTTCATATTATTAGCGGATAGTAAACGCCGTAACGATTCTGCAATATTACAATTCCGTTCATATATCACATCGTCAAGTTTTCCTTCTGCAATAGCATTTTTAACACTAACTATTCTTTCGTAAATCTCATTACTTACCATAATAAAATCCTCCTTCTAACAATTTTTAACAGTTCTTTACCTTATTAAACATTTTTTAAATGTCAAATAATGTAAAGAATTATAGATCATGTGTCCGCATGTATTCCTCGATGGCAAAGCAAGCAAATCCTGCTAGGGTGCGGCCTGACTTACGAGCAGCTTCTGAAAAGGCTACCTTTTGCGATTCTGTGCATGATACACTGAACTGAATCTTGCGCTCAGCTGCAGGGACTTCTCTGCGTCCTACATATCCACCATTTGGACCAATCTTCGGAGTTGGATTATATCCAGGCGTATACACTCTGTTTGGATCAACCGAAGCAGGGACAAATACGGACTTTTTTTCTACCGGCTGGATACTTGGAATTTCAGTTTCGCTGGTATCTGTAAAATCAATGCCAGCTGTCACATCAAAAGAAGTAGTAGTGGTGTTATCTTTCTTTCTCATCTCAAATTACTCCTTAATTAGTTCTTCTGCGAACTGCACATAGTCAATGGCAGCGTTACACTTCGGTTCAAAATTCATGAGGGTTGTTCTAGTTGCCTGTGCCTTTTGTACGGCAATGCTTTCACGGATAGTTGTGCAGAAAACCTTTGTGTTGAGCTGCTTGGCAATCTCTTCCAAAGAAGCTTTAACTTCCTGGGCGAGGAGCTGACGGCTCTTATATTTTACTAGCAAGAGTCCTGCGACCTCTAGGTTAGGATTATTTCTTTTCTTTACACCTGCGATAGTTCTATTCAACTCTGACAGACCTTGAATGGCGTAGCGGTCTGCAGTGACAGGAATGATGACCTTGTCAGAAGCAATTAAACAGTTTTTAAGTAATTTGTTGTCAGCCGGAGCTGTATCAATAATAACGTAGTCATAGCCAGTTAATTCAGAAAGAGCGTCTTTTAGTCTAAAATACTCATTCCCATCACTTGGGAATCTTTGATCTGCTGTTTTCAGCTCTGGATCGGACGCAACTATGTCGCCTATTTCTGTTTTTTGAATAGCTTCCGCGATTGGAAGCGGATCTTCAATGTCTAAAATAACATCGTAGAGAGTCGCCGTATCTTTGGACACTGCTCTATAAGTATCAGAGCTGTTGCCCTGCGGATCAGCGTCAACCAGTAAGACTTTCTTACCTTGCGACATTAAAATTGACGCAAGTGTAGTGGCTGTTGTGGTCTTTGCAATGCCGCCTTTTTGATTTGCAATGCATATTACTTTCATTGTGAAACCTCCTTTGTGATTACATTATTCTACATTATTTTACAATTCTTAACCTAATTTAACATTTATTTACAGTAAAATAATGTTTTTTTCATTTCTCAGTTATAGGATACATCGTTAGAACTAAAAAGTCAATAGTTAGAACTAAAAAGTTATAAAAAATATCTTTGAGGTTATACGTGTGACATTTCTTTACAGTAAAATAATGTTAAAAAATGTTGCAAAAATCCCCTAGCATCATAAATACCAGGGGACTATTTATAGTTGGTTGATTTTTGATTTTATATCGGCAATCCTGCGATCAACCGTCCTAGTCGACACAGATAACCGGGTTGCTATTTCGCTGATAGATTTGCCTTTAGATAACATATCAAATGTTATCTCTTCATCGTCCGTGAAATTACTTCTAAGTTTGTAATCATCAAGCTTAGACTGGGTAAGTTTGTGTAATTTCACGGATCACATCATGACTCCTTGATTGTTAGCTCTTTAGAATCAGTTCTTTTGAGAATAATAAGCTGCCTATCCATATCCGGTATCTTCCAATTATCAACAGATTCAGAGTCATCTACGATGATAGGAAGGGTAGTAGCGTATTTCTTCTGAAAAGCCTTGCAAACATCTGTCTCGATTAAGATTTTTGCACCGTGATTAAGGTTTCTAGCGTATGGTTCACCGTTTACACAGAAATCACACGTTTCTTCTAGGTCGCCATTCACAAGCTGTCTGAAAAATTTCACTTGACAGTACTCTAAATACTCGTTTACTTTACTTTCCAGAAGCTCATGCTTGCGGATATTGAAGCGTTTGAGCAAGTCAAGCTGTGCCTGCGTATCTGCAATTAGCTGCTCATTCTTTCGGCGCTCGATGTTAAGCTCTGTAACCCTTGCGTCAATCTTGGCATTGATTTCGGTTTTTGCAAGCTCCGCTTTTAAGCCAGACAACTGATGTTGAAGATTATTTTCTTCTGCCTTGAGCTGTGCAAACGTTACATTTGCAGTATTTGCTTCTAACTGGCTTTCAAGCTTTGCGATTTCTGCAGATCTGGCTTTTGCTGCCTCGTCTGGTTCTGCCGGAGGTACAGTGGATATAGCTTTTTTCTGAGCAACTAAATCATCGACAACTCTTGACTTTTTATTGGATTCTTCACGAAGGGTAGAAAGCTCTGCATCTGCAGCATTGAACTTTTCGCGTAAAGCATCAATAGCTTCTTTACATTTCATTCCATCGTCTGTGATTTCCTGCAACTTTTCTTCCTTTGATTCTTCAAAATGCTTTCGCATTTCATCCTGCTGATCAGATGGGTATTCACGCTTGCAATACGGGCAAATCAGTGAATTTTCATCAAATTGCATATCTTTATTGCTTTTCCAATCACTCGAAAGCTTCAAACGTTTAGTTTCAAGATCTCGAATTTCAGAGTCAATCTGGTGCAATTCATGCTCTTTGGCATTTAAACTACTGTTGGATAAGAAAAGTTCTTCCCTTGCTGCTATAATCTGAGCGTCTAAATCAGTAATTCTTTTCCTGCTTTCGGCATTAGCGTCATCAGCGGCCTTTAATTGCTCCTGCTTCAACTTATAAATTTGTGTCTGAATTGTACGTTGCTCATCAAATGCCTTCTGCACATCAGCTTGTTTACTCTGGTTATCTTTCAGTCTGCTTTCAATGTCTGCAATCTGACTGTTTACCAAGCCTTCATCAATGACAATTTTCTGCTTTTCCACCTCATCAATACGGCTTGGAAACTCTTTGCGAATATCAAGCAGTCCTTTAGTGCCATTCCTTCCGCGTCTGCCATTCAGCATAGTATTAAATTTTGATTTTAACTCATCAACACTGCCATCATCCAGCAGTGGAAGAAGAGGGGAGAACTCCGGAAAACGTTCACAAACCTCTGCATTGGAACACGTTCCAAAGGTGGATTCTAAAATTGATCTGCAGTCAGCAGTACTCTTTGACAAGAGCGTTTTGGCGTTGATCAAGTTCGAAAGTTCGCTCACAGGAACCAATTTTTCTGCAATAAATTCTTCATAGTCGCACTTCTTTTTAGGGATATTATTGATATAATAGTCAATAACATTACCTATGAAGTCACCTTTTTTATTGTAGTTCTGACGAGAGACCTTTTTAAATGTCTTGCTGGAACCGTTAAGTTCTACGGTCATCTCGACTGTAACCTCAATATCGTTAATCTCGTTACCTGATTTATCGTGTGGCCTGATTCCAGTAATTTCTTCGCCGTTCTCACCCCTGCAATTCAGTACCCAAAAAATAGCTCTCTTAACTGTGCTTTTTCCAGATTCGTTGCATCCAGATACCTCTGTCTTATTGTATAAATCTGTGTCTACAGCTTTTCCATTGTAAAAACTGCAAAAATTATCTAACTTCAAATGCTTAATTCTCATCGTTTTCCCTCTTTCCTTCGTCATCAGTTTCATTTGCGCTTGATGCAGCACACAAAGCAACTGCAAGCACACCAGTAATTCCGCCAAATAATAGTCCTGCTATTAAACCAATTAAAAAATCCATACTATTCATCCTTTCCGCTTACAGAATCTATCTCAAACGAGAATCCGGTTCTATCTTCGAGTTCTTTCATAAAACGTTCAATGTCTCCGTCGTATTCCTTTGAGAATTTGTCAACGTAGTCCATTGTCTTCTGAATTCGTTTTGCAATTGCCTCGGCCCTCCAATTAGGACAAGTATCTGCCAAAGCAAGTCCAAATGATGTTAATATGATGCTGTATATGTTGTCCACAGCATCTTTATTTGCCTTTTGGTAGTATTTGTCATAAAGCTTGCGATCAACGTCTCGTGCAATATTTTCTTTTAACAAAGCAATTCTTATGCTTTCTTCCGCACCTGTGATTCGCTGTTCTACGACTTTGTTTCCTTTTTTTGCTTCTCTTTCAGCCCGTCTCCTTTGTGCTCGTGTCATCTGTGTGCTCCTTCCTATATACTTATTTCAAACTCTGGCAAGCAAGGTTGCTTGCCAGTCGAGCTGATTCCTCGAATCTTTTGAATTTCTTTTTGCTTCGTCAAAACTGTTGCATACGTTCTTAAAAAGTTACTCTGGACCACTGTTTCAAGATCTGTTTGTTCTGTTTTAGCCCATTTTTCCAGATTGCCAGGACTTCCAACAGCTCTTTGAACACATGATGGCAGTTTTTCAAATTCCTCTTCTGCATGATATGTACTATTGGAAGCAGCAGTGCGAACCATAGCCCATGCTTCCAAACCTGTTGGAATTTCTGGTTGGTTTAATAATGCTATTTTTTCAACAATTTGCCCTATTGTTGGGGCGAATCCTTTACTCTCAGTGAGAATATAGGCTCTCAGTGCTGCGTCAACCTGTGCATACGTGTAGTCTGATAGTAGCCTAGCCCAAATTTGAGCGGTAGCATCAATATCTGCGACTTTATAGTTTGGATATGCTACAGTCATCACTAGCATTATTTTTTTTGCATCATTCTCAGTCATCGGATATACTGCCTAAAATGGCATCAAACTGTGAGCGCTGTGGATTTTGTAGCTTTCTTTCGAATGTTTTTTCTGCCCTTAACGGGAAAATGCCTATCCAACAGTTATCAGTGGACTGATTAAGCAGCTGAATCTTTAAGTCCTTATCTCCATGAGACAAAAACTCAAGCTTGATCATTGCTCTTTCAAGAGCTTTTGAAGTCAGCGGTTTCTTTATCTTTGTTCTCATCGAAGCATAATCACTTAACGCCTCGTCAAGTTCTGGATCATCTGAGTACTTTCCAGATGCTTTTGCAGTAACAGTCAGTGCCTTTGCATCAGTGTATAATTCCTGCATGGTTCTTGCTGCTTCTTCATAGCCTAGTCCGTGTAATGCTTTAATCGTATTTATTACGTTTTCTTCATACGGCTTGCTTTTGACTTTTGCTATCAATTCTTTCCTTGTCATTCTCGCCATTCCTTTCTGATTCGTTAAATGCCAGATAGCACATTATTCCGCAATCCTGCATTATTTCATCACTCATTCTTCCTCTGTTCGGGTCCAATTCATCCAGAAACACACCATTGATGCAACTGTGTCCAATGTCTCGTTCAAGCTTCGCACGTGCTGCGAACACCTCTGGGAAGTCTTTTCTAATCTTGTTCCAATAGCCCATGCCGCCTTTTACACAGCCAATACAGTTGTTGTTATTGTAGCCCATATCGTACATTACAGGGCGCTTTATACCCAAACGATCAGCAAAAGCATGGCAATCTTGCTTAGACATTTTCTCCCTAATAAGCGGAAATTTATGCTTAAATTCAGGAAAATTTTGTACCATTTGCCTAGCTCTATATTTCTCGTTTGAGTCCATTCCCCATACATACGTTAATTGGTATTGTAAGTGCTCATTTTCCCACTTTTTACGAACTGCTTTCTTTAACATTCCTGTACAAGGTGCTCCGTGCTTAGAATTTATAAACCTGACTTTTCTTACCACATCTTCCACACAGCTAAACTCGGAAGATTTTAAAATTGTTACTTTCTTTCCAATGATTTTTTCTACATCGTGTATAAATCTCAGACTGTCTGGGTGCTGATCAGCGATATCTATATATATCCATTCGTCAACGTCCTTTTCCAAATATCCAGCAACAAAACTAGAGATTCCTGCTGATAACCAGCACACTTTGTATTTTTGCATAACACCACGCTACAAATGCATGTATCGTGGATCATAATTCGTTTGCTATCAATTGCATGTGCAGCGTTTTCACTGCACACCTTTTCAGCCACGGTGTTTAAATTTTCTGATACGCCACCACAGATCACTGCGCATCAACCCGGTTTACCGGGCATTCGTTATTCCTTTCTTCTTGTACTTGTGATTAGGGTATCGTCTGTGCCTGTCGGCTTAACAAATATTGCATCATCTGCAACAACAACTTTATTTTTGCAATAAGGGCACACTATACATCTGTTATAGTAAGTATTGTGTTTGTCTGAGAGATAATCTAGTTTACTAAAAAACACATCATCTTCCTCATAGCTCAAATTTCTATCGCATTCAGGGCAAGTTATTACGTTTTCTACTTCAATAATTCTGACCATCTGTCTCCTTCCGCAAGTGCCCTTCTCTGGCGGTAAACCTTTGATTCTATTATTCTTTCAATAAAATCTCTGTCGCCAAAAATCATAATGATTTGAGTTAACATTATAATAACATCAGCAGTTCTCTCAAGAATATCTGTTCTCGCTTTTACCAGGTCTGCGGCAGACGTTGGATTTACATTTTCACCCTCTAAATGGCGATGTTTAAGCAGTGCTTTTGTCAGCTCGCTCAGTTCTTTAATTGTCTGGTCGATTTGTTTATCTGCTCCGTAAGTATCAATACATTCCTGTAGTACTTCTGGATGCCCCGTTGTTGGCAATCCTGTTGTTTCGTATATCTTTAAGCGTTCTCGGTTTTCTGCCATTCCAATAAGTGCCATGTAAAAAGTGGCAATAAAACTATCAATATCTTCCTCTAGCTTAAATTGCAAATCGTCATACATTTTGTCACTAAATGCTTCATCATTCATCGCTGATGCCTCAGAATCGCCGTATGCTTTGTTCAGATTCCGTGCAAGCTCCATAAGTGGAATTTCGCGTTCAAAATCCCTGTACCATACTTCACCATCTTTTATAAATACGCAATTGTGCATCAATGCTATGAAGTTTGACGGATTATCAAAAATTGTTTTAACCATATTTTTATACCTCTCTAGTCTTAATTAGTTTTCCTGCCAAATCGTAATCGTATCCAGAATTTTCTTCTTTTCTGTTCATGTAGTCGCAGAACTCCTGACATTCTTCTTTTGTTGTGAAGAATGTATGCCACAAGCTTTTTTCTAATTCTTTGAAATCTTTGTTGTGATCCACTATTACATATGCACTACGACCAACTGTGTCGAAATACCCATCTGCAATTTCTTTGTACCAGCCCGTAATCTCTCCACCAGTATCACTAAGCATATATAGCAGATTTTCTTTCGGCTGATATGTTTTCTTACGTTTTGCACATTTGCAATCATCGTCTACCACGTTTCCAGATGGTAATGTCACTTTGACTTTTCTATACTTATCGCACTTGTCACATTTCTTTTTGTACTTGTAGCTCCAATTTGCTGACCACATAACAGTCTTAAATTGTTCCATTAACTCTTTCAGCCTAGCTCGTCCAGCTTTGGCTCCAGCCTTTTTTATTGCGCTTTTGCACTCTGCTTTCTTTCTCTCATAATCTTCCTTTATGGATTCAAAATTCTCCTTGATCTCCTGCAATTTTTTGTTTTCCTCACGCAGCTTTTCAAGTTCGTCCTTAACTTCCTTTTTTACAGATTCCCGAAGCTCGTTTTTAAGTTCTTCGATTTTTGCGTCAAACTCGCTCGGCCCGAAATAATCTTCATCGTCCATGTAATACATATTATTATTCCTTTCGCTTTTGCAAAGCAGCAGTTGATTCAACAACTTCAAATTTGATTGGTAAAAAAGCTGTAAATCTCGATTTCATCCAAGGTTTTTCTTCGGAAGAAAACTTATCTCCGTGTTCTGAGCAGCATACAACGTTTCCAATGGTATACTTGAAATGGTGTGAATCAAAATAATCCTCATTTTCTGGAACTTCTTTTAGTACTTTTGTATTGTATGTTTTACAGTTGAGTACACTTAGAAGCACATCACTTGCTACATCGTACATAAATAACAATGTGCCGTCGTTAATGCTGCTACTCATTGTGTAGTAGTTAAAATCAGCATCATTGTCGTAGTACACTTCATTAATGAGGTTTCCGCTTTTTGTCTTTAGTTCATAGATTTTATTGCTGTTAACTTCTTTAATTATTTCACATATATCCATCTCATACATTGAATCAAATTTGCAATCAGGTAGTCTCTGCTTGATGTATTCAATTGATTTTCCCATTCTCAATGTCCTCCCAATCAATCTTCTGTCCACAGTCTGAGCAATATGGTGATTTCTTTGCAATACTTATGCCGCTCCATACTGTGTTTCCACAGCGTGGACATTCCCACACCTCGCACTCGCTTTCTCTCCATGCGTGCGGTTGATCACCTCTATTTTCATGGATGATAGACTTGTGAGTTGCTTTAACTGGTGGCTGCGGAAGCTGCTTCTTTAAGCATTCTACTGCTGCTTCATAAGCAGTTTTTTCCCTTCCAATCCTCAAACTTGTCTGCATATCGCAGTTACAAATTCGATGCTTCATGCATTCCAATTCATGGTTAAAATAATCAATAGACTCCTTGACGTGTTCATTGTACTTATTCATCTTTTAAATATTTTCTCCTTTCTTCTTGATCCGGAATGTCAGCAAAACGATATGTAGAAAAAGTATTATCTTCTAAAGCTGTTCAACTGGTCTTACCAAAGCTAAACACAACTATAAGGCCATTAAGGGTTTTAGCAAAGTGGTCTGCGAACCAAGGCCCAGTTTCAGAATCACTCACTAAAACTTTTGTATCAATTGGTACGCGGCTCCAATCAATTTCTGGTACTTCTTCTCCACACCAATGTACAAAGGCTTTATCGCAGATTTCTTTTTCAATGTGATAAAGGCAAGACTTGCAATTGTGGCAGCACTCAGTCAACCCTTTATTCGTTAGTGCAGGATGTGCTCCTGTTTTAAATAGGATTTCCATTATTTTATTTTCATTTTTCTCTCTATTTGTCATACTATCTCCTTATGCGAATTTGAGCTGTCCAGTTTCTTCTTCCCTAACCTTCATATTTGGCATTCTCTGCCGCAAACACATCTCTGGAAGATTTGCTCTTACCAGTGCTGCAGGAATTGGCGGACACACCGCATTTCCACACCTCTTAACTTGCTCTGACCGAGGATATGATTTGCCAGAGTAATCATGATCGATGATATAATCATCGGGAAATCCTTGACATCCATATAACTCGCGCGGTTCCAACATGCGAAGTCCTATGTCTACGATTTGGTAATCTACACCTTTTATTGTAACAAGTCCAAATCTATCATGTGTTGTTATAGTGTCTAGGGGTTGCTTAATATTCTGACCATCATTATTGCCATAATATTTAATCAAGAAAGCTCTGACTTCCCCAAAATGGCCAGCTGACGTTGTTACAGTATGTAATGGCTCTCGCTCATCATGCCCGATACCGGTCTTATAGAATTTGCTCAAGAAAGATGTTACAAGTCCGTATCTGTTTGAGCTATCTACAGTCATTATTGGTTCGCTGATGCCCTGACCACGAATGCTGTCATTTTCATATGAATGATATTGGGTTAGGATCGGAGCTACTAGGAAATTCTTGTCTTTTGCAACGATAGTATGCAAAGGCTTTTCTACACTGTATGCTCTTGGGCTTTTTTGATTTTTAGATTCGCCATATCCGATTTCAACAATGAATGGATCGGCATTATCAACAACAAATTTCTGAATGCCTCGCGCAATCCGCTGCATTGTTTTTGGAGCTAATGGTCTGACCGTACGAACACCATACTTCTTTTTAATCTCTTCCGATGTGTCAAAAATGCTTGGACATGGAATTGAAAAGTCTAATTGTGTGTATGCCCCTACATATGGCTTTAAAATACCCTTTTTAACCGCTTCACTATCTAATGGAGCATGTGTAGGCTCAGGCCATAATATTGGCTTATTATCGCGTCTGGCAATTAAGAAGAATCTTTTACGCATTGTAGGCGCACCGTAATCAGCTGCGACTAGTTCGCGAAACTCTACAGTATATCCTAAATCTGTAAGTTGCTTAATAAAACGTTTGAACGTTTCTCCTGATCTTGATTTTATAGGGTGATGCCGTCTATTAAGTGGTCCCCACGTTTTAAATTCCTCGACATTCTCAAGCATTATCACTCTAGGTCTAACTAGTCCAGCCCACCTGCAAGCCACCCAAGCAAGGCCGCGGATGAATTTATCCTTCGGCTTTCCGCCTTTAGCCTTGCTAAAATGTTTACAGTTATGCACAACGATACTTTCAGCAATGTAAGTTTCATCGTCTTCCACACTGATATTGTAAAAGGTTTCGACTGTACCTGTCTTCTCAACTTTTTTAACAGCCGTCCACAAATATCCATCTTCCGTAAATGTTTGTGCATGTTTGTCGTCAATGGCTATCTTCCACTTCACGATATAAATATCATGAGTTTTTACAGTCCTGCCTTCAATCTTATCTCCCTGATGATTCATGTAGATAGTGGGTGAGTACCCCATTGTAACCGCCAATGTACGGAGCCCATAGGCAAGCTTTTTGGAAATGGTTGTACACTCAACCTTATTTCCACTTGTCCAGCCATCTGCACTCAAATAGCCCGACATAAACGCTTCCTTATACGGTTCTGGTGCGCCATATAGCCATGCCGGAATCGTTTTTTGCAATGCTAAGTGGCCAAAATTACTTCTCAACCACTTAACAAGTGCTCGATTGTTGGCAGTGAATTGTCCACCTGTACGAACATCGCGATAGTACCAACTTAATTCACCGTCTTTGCATCGCGCTCCTTTACGTGACCACATGTTTAGTTTTTCTCTTAGAAACTCCACATCCTGCATCCCACTAGCAATTGTAATTTCCGCACGAGTATCCGTTAATCTGGTCCAACCATCTCCCACATATCTTCCAGCCAACCATAGCAATCTCTCATCCACTGGTAGAAAAACTGATTTCGTATTTGGCTTTTCCAATTGTGGGATAGGCATAGGATCTACGCTTATTCTGGATGCCCAGTACATATCCCCTTGGATATCCTTTGCTCTGACCCATTGCATATCATTGTGGACTCTTTTGTACTGCCTAACTTGGTTATTCCATAGGTGAGGACAATTTTTGATTAAAAATGGATGATCTTCACTACAGAGCATTCCAACATTACCGTACCCTACGATTCTCACCGCTTTTTTGCGAGACATCATAGTTGCAGTAATGGGTTTCCATGATCCGTTGTGCGTCAGTACCTTGTCACCAACTCGCAAGGTTTCTATCGGCTGATATCCAGTTTCCGTTAGAACCAAAGTTCCTTTTGCAAAGCAATCTGGCGAAAACCATGCAAGCCCGACTGGGTGTCCGTCACAAGCTTTTACTGGATCTACCTGCCAAACGTCCTCACAATAATGTTTTGTAGTTGGATGGTTAGTTTGATGCATTCTGATAGCTTCTGGATCATGGTTGATTGCAATATCAACACTTACCCCTGTTGCCATCTCTATTCCTGTTGAAGCTCCGCCGCCACCTGCAAAGTTGTCTACCACTAATTCACCGTTTATCATAGTCTCTCCTGCTAACATGTGAGTATCTGTATTTTTCTTTTGGTTTTTACAACTCGTTCCTATAAAAAATCAATAACGTTATAAAAGAATCAAAGCCCACAAAAGTATCAGCGAGATAATCCACAATGCTCCAAATGATGCTCTAGTCCTTTTGGGTCCTATGTAGTGCAGAAGCATAACTAAAAGCATAACCACACATAAAACACTCTTAATTATCTGCATAATATTCAACTCCTCTCATTCTTTACGTTTTACAAAGGATTCGCATTCTGTATTCAGCAAGCATACGTAAGCACGATCTATGGTATAGCTCGGTATCTCGTATCCATTCTCACAAGCGCGACAATATTCTCCGCATTTATACTTGCTATTTACAGCTTTTTCTGCTTTAAGCTGATCCAGTTTATCTTCAAGATTTGCATTTGCATTTTTAAGCTCTGCATTCTCCCTGATTAGGCTATCGTATTTGTTTCTACTCATTATTCTGAACATTCGTGCCACCTCACCCCATAATATTTAAAACTATGATTGCTATGCTACACAGCAGTATAACGATAAGTGCTAAAATATTCACGATTTTGGCAGTTTTTCCGTACTTTAACGGAGATTTGTATGCAGCTCTAACCATTATGATTTGAACTGCAAGAAATACAAATTCGATGCATAAGATAATATGCTTAATACTCATTTATTGCTCCCTTCTGATACCTTATTATCATTTTCTTGTGCATCCTCGAAGAATGATTTGATATCAAACCACTTATCATTGATTATATTTCCAATAATTTTTAATCTTCTATCTCCAGTTACTGCGGTTCGTATATATCTTCCCTCTAAATCACTCAACTTTGTAACTCCGACTGTATCCATTATTCTAGCAATGGATTCCATTCCCGGACCATAGCCACTAAATTCTTTCGCCCCCAGATAACCGTGTCCGAGACTATATCCGCCAAAAACGCATCCCCAACCTGCACCTTCAACAACGACATCAAACGATATGCAACCGTGATTTTCCATTGTCAGCTCCGCACCTTTGATTTGTGCGTTTCGGATATCGTAGCCTTCTTCAATAAGCTTTTTTTCTGTCCAGATCTTCATACATCCTCTCCTTCCAATTTTTGTCCGCACCAAGGGCAGTACGGATATATTTTTGCTGATGCCGTAAATATCTCTGCCCTCTGGCAGTTCGGGCATACCATTTTTTTATTTCCACAATCATCTACTTTTGACAATAGTTTCATTGGAATTTCTTTCTTATCTTCAATTCTGAAGCATTTCAGCTTTCTACTAACAATATTGTGATTAAATTCAACTGTCGATTCTTCGTATTTACATACTCCGTACAAAAACGGGATTCCAGCCCATTTTCCATATTTATCGCACGTTATTATTCCATATGCATTTTCCTTTGGACACCAGACTGGCTGACCGACCATTTGCCGCAGTTCATTTAACGTAAGCGCCTTCATTTACTCACCTCCTACATCACATGAATACTTATTTCAAGGAAGTTAGCTGCCGCAGCAACTAACCCCACAGCACTTCTTATAATTAAATCATGTTTTCATCTTAAGCCATTCAGCTTCTTGATTTTGTCGATACAATAATAATATCCAGCAACATAACCACGGCTGAAATCATCTTTACTTTCATCATGGTTGCAGCCCCCTTCTGGCAGCTTGATTGAATCTACCCAATTCATAGAATAAATCAGGCGTTTGACTTTGTTTCGCGCCTCCAGCATGTCTCTTAACTGTTCATTGATTTTCCTCAACCGTTGGAATTGTGTATCCCACTTTCACTTTTTCTGGATTGAATACACAAGCAGGGGCAACTCCATACGTGCTGTCCGCAATGTCGTAGTCCAGACTACCACCCGTGTACACATGGCGAACGTCGCGACTGCTCCCGGTGTCTGTGATATACCGAGGTGTGCAAGTCCACATCCACTCAGGCAGTAATGGAACATTCTTGCGGTACTTTCTGTATTCGTCACAACTCAGGATGAATACTTTGTCCTTGACTGTGCCGTAACGATCGTCACCGTTGTCAGCTACCAAGTCAACCTCATGAGGAATGAAATTATCCTCACCCAACACGGGAAGCAGTTCACTAAGCAACTTTCTACGCAAACTCGATTCTGCATAGTTGTTGCAACAGTCCTCATCAAAACAATACTCATCTCCATTCCAACTGGATGCCATGATTGCCAGAACTCCACCCTCTACATTATTGTCCAACACAATCCACTCAAATCTTTTAAAGTAAAAATGACTTCCATCTGGAATTGTTCTAATATCATCTTCTCTCATTTGCCATTTCCTTTCCTGGTTTAGAATCAAACACATTCCCCACTACTTCGCACTTATTTGACTAGTTTCCTCGTAGTTCCCGACACTGATAAGCTCCATAAACTTATCTCTCTGGCGCTCTGAAACCTTGTTACCCTGTTTTTCGGGCTTGACAGCGATTGTAAGGTGTTTCTCTGCGATAGATGATAATTCCTTAGCTAGCGATTTCTTACCTTGCTGTATGCCCTCTAAGTAGCTTCTAGGTTGCTTTCTGTCTCCTATAGTTCCGCTTGAACGGTTTTCACCTTGTCCACCCAGGCTAACATTCCGAAGCTGATAGCCATTTTCCGCATAAAATCTGATGTAATGCTTTTCCTGCTCGTCAAGCTGATCAAGAGGAACGTTCATGTGTTCAACCTTCCATCCATAAGGATTGTCCACTGAATACAGTTTGTACTTTCTAAGGCTCAGGTCTATGTGCTGTTTGTAGCCAACCATATGACTTGCCAGCCTACTAAGTATGTGCATGGCTTGCCCGACATACGCAAACTGGAAACCGTTCTCATCCTTTCTGGTCAAAATGTAGATTCCGCTTTCATCGTTCAGCTGGGGATTGATTTTCAGCAGTCGCTTCTTGTTCTCCTGCTCTATGGCTTTTGCCTTTGCAATGTTCTTGTATTCATTCATCAACAACCTCTATTTTCTTGATATGATTATTTTCCACACTCTCTCCTCCTTTCACACTTTTTACATAGCCAAACCGACCATGTGAATAAAAATAGCTTATGCTGGCTTCCTGATCTGCTTTCCCATTATCAATATGGCTTTGGCAGCATTGCTCTGCTCGCTTTCTGGCGCCCTCTTCTCCAAATGCCTGTACATCCCAACCTTCTCCACAAATATTGCAATGTATGTATTTTTTTACTTTTACTTGATGTTCTTCACGGAAATGTTTTTCTATTTCTGCTTTATTTGTGGAGTTCAGCATACAAATCGGGCAATAATAGTAGGTCATGCTTTTAGTTCGTTCAAACTTCATTTTTGCCTTCGTTTTTTCAACTCCCTTCCAAGTTCTTCTAAGCAAAAGCAGAATGCTTCACAACTCAACTTTTCTAAAGCAGAAACTGATTTTTGTAGTCCATCTTTAATTCTTTCAAAGCAACTCCCCAAATCTGTAAATGTAGTTGTTTCTGAATCCATATTTTTTTTCAACGGTTCTTCAAGTGATACCAGTTGCATAGCCTGCTGATACTGCTTTGGATTCATGCCATAAAGTTTCTTAAACTGCTTCTTTCTCTGTCTTTTATTCATTTGACTGTCCCCACCACTCTCTACAAATTTCCCAAGTTTTGCCATCTTTTTTGCATAACAGTCTGATCATTTTACTTGAATTAATGAAAACTATAACTGTATTCGGAACATTTTCGCTTTTCATGAAATAATCCCTTGGATTCATGCCGTGAATCTTCTTGAACTGTTTCTTTCTCTGCCGTTTATTCATCGTTTACACCTCCTTCCAGTGCTGCTCAAAATCTTCTGCTGTGACCAGGAACAAAATGCGCCGTTTTTCACTACAAATGGTAACTTCACCTGCTTTCTTGCGCTTAAACTGCCACTTTTGCTGTGGTAAGCAGCTTATCCAACATTGATCGCCAAATATATACTGGCACCATACTTTAGGTCTGCACCATCCTTCTTTATCCATTGGATTTTTCCTCAAAGCTCAAAGGCTTCTTCCATGGCTGCTGTAAGCTCGTTTGCATTGTGAAGTGCCACTTCTGCTTCAAAAAATTTTCCTTCTTCCATTCCTTTGCTAGCTGCCTTAATAAGGAAATCATGAAGAATTACAGCTGCATCGATACTGTAAATATTTACCGAAATGCACTTCTTATCCTTTAATCCGTAGCTTGATACTATTGACATTTTTATACCTCCGTTAATTCACCAAATTTTTTTAATAAATCATTCTTATTCATCCTTAACCTCCTTCGGTTCAAATTTTGGAAACGGCATCCAGTAAACAACATGCGCTCTGTCTTTAAGCAGCATTGATTCTGTCGTCCACTCACCGTTAATTGTTTTGCCTGTTCCAACTACAAAATTATCTTCATCAAGGTTATTGACTAGTACCACTAAAACGGTATTTGAATTTTTTTCCCAAAACGAATTGCTCCACTTGTCAGTCCCTTTGAACTTTGCGAATATACTGTCGTGTTCTTCTGGCATTGCTTCTTCGACTGAAATCCAATCATTTTTCTTGATTTCATCCGCAAGTGCCGATAAAGTCTGTTCACAGCTAGAAGCAATCTTCAAGGCAAGCTTTTCATGTTCACTTTTGGATGCGAATATATCGCACTCATCTATGTACTTTTGGCAAAGTGCAACTTCTTCTTTAATTTCTTTCAAATACTTCTTCAATTGCTGCCTCCTTTATTTGATTTTGTTTTTAAAAATTCTCGATATTTTCTGGTATAGTCGTAGCTTTCGCTGAATACACCTATAGCTGCTTTAAAAAACTTAGGCTCGTATTTCTCAATTGCCAAAAGCTATTCTTCAAAATTCCTTCCAAAAGGACACCCAGAGCAGCCGGTTCTTTTTAGGCCGTACTCTGAATAGCATTTGCTGTGCACAATACCATAATTTTTCTCATATTCCGCCTTGTCTTTATTTGTGTACCCAAAAGCGGTCTATAGTCATCACAACCAGCCTTTGTATTAGTACTAAAGCAAGATATCATTGACATTTTTATACCTCTGCCATAGTTTTTTCTTTAAAATAATCCTCGTTGCTTACGAATTTATCAATCTTTCCATCCTTGAAAAGTACAAATTCTGTCAGAAAGTGATCGCTGTTTTGAATCATTGAGCATTCAATGTATTCCCCAGTCTCCTCATCGTATTTTTCAAACCATTTCTCCACTCCATCATCACAGGTAGTATTTTTAAAAACAAAATACGGATACTCTTTTTCGTCAATAGACCTAATGTTACTCGCAATTTCCGAAAAACGTTTAACGATATTCTCTGGTTTTGAAGCTTCCAGATATTGGATATTCTGTTCCATAAACTTAATAATTGAATCCGCTATTAAGTCTTTGTCATTGGTAGAAAAAATATTCTGATTAGAAAGTTCCCAACATACTCTATCTGGTGTATTATCACAATTATTAACCTTTTCATTTGTTTTTGACCATACTTTGGGGCCGTAATGCGGTTCAATAATCATTAACTTGTATCCATACGGAGTCTCGATGTAGTCTGGAATATATTTATTCGGCAGCATTTCCCATATATTGGGAGAGAAAAGCCATGAATTGGGATATTCAAAAAGCACCGTTCCCGTATAATCACTCCTTATTCCATACATTTTACTTCTGCTCATATCTTTCTCCTACTTAACCAACCCTAATGCTTGTTTTGCAAGCTTGTCAGCATAGCCATTATACTTGTCGCCAGAATGCGCTTTGATCTTCTCAAAGGTGATTTGAACTTTTTGCACAGCCTCTCTTACAAATTTTACATATGACTTTGTTGCTTCTTTGTTTGCACTCCATTTTCCAAGTGGCCAGTTTGCTATTCCATCATAATCATAACGTATAATAAGTCGCTTCTTATTGTTTTTGATGGCATACTCTATCGCAGCTCTAGCACCCATGATCTCACCTGCTACGTTTCTCATACCTGCAAGGCTTGGATCAGAAAAGCTTTTGTTAAAGGTTTTTTCTTCGCCATTTTCCAATATTACCATGCCATAGGAGAAGCACTGGGTAGACTGATCGTAGCTTCCATCGACATAGGCAACCAAATCAGTAATCTCAAAGGGCATTCGGTCATAAACTGATGTAATTTGTTCGTTAATCGCTTTCAAATATTTTTCCTCCTTCCGCTTGATTTTCTTCTTTTAATTTCTTCACAAATTCCCGGTATCTTCTTGTATATTCGTAACTATTGTTAAATACGTATGTTGCCGCTTTAAAAAGCTTCGCAGATCACACTCCTTAAAAAATTTATTTGGATGCATCCTATTCCTCTTCTGAGCTTGATTCTGTCCCCCGGTGAATGCTTTTCTCAATTTCTTCATCGGTTCGCACAACAACAAGTGGAATTTCTTTTGAAATGTTCTCTATAAGTTTCTCGAATGCTGCCTTGGCATTTTCTGCGTTCTTATATTTGCCAATTGGGTAATCAGTCGACTCGTTTGAGCCTTTAACGTGTTTTAATAATATTTCTGTTCTTGAAAGTCCGTTAATGTAAATGTCAATTACATTGTCCCAGTTGTAAAAGGCGTTTCTATCCTGTCTTACAATAATCATCTCAAACCTCTCCCTTCTTTTTTAGTTAAACGGTAGTCCTTCATCTTCCACATTATCCGGAATATTCATAAAACCTTCATATCCACCTGCAGGTGCTGGTTCTGGAGCTGGCTGCGTATTCTTCTTGCTTTCCACGAACTCCTGCTCATCCACAACTACATCCGTTGTGTACACCTTCTGTCCATCCTTATTTGTGTAGCTACCTGTCTGGATGCGTCCAGTAACAGCAATCTTTGTTCCTTTGTGTAGAAATTTCTCAGCAAACTCTGCATTCTTTTTAAAGCTGATGCAATTGATAAAATCTGCATTCTGACCGTTATCCTGCTTACGGTTTCTATCTACAGCCAGTGTATATCTGGCTACCGCCATTGTCTCTTGACCCTGCGTATAACGCACTTCTGGGTCTTTGGTTAATCTTCCAATTAAAATTACTTTGTTCATTTGTTACCTCCTAATGCTCGGTCGAAAGCTTTTGATTCCTTTAAGAAGGCTCCCAAAACTTCTGATTTAATAAATCCCGCAATAATCGTTTTTCCGCCAGTATATACACCTAAAGAAGTAACACCATCAAATGCTACTTTAATATCTCCAATCCTGCATGTTGCTTTGTATGATAAAGTACACGCAATGTCCCAGATAGCATGATGAAGTTCACTTACTTGTTCAAGGCTGCATCCCTTACAATCAAAAATATAATAGTATGCATCATCTTTTATTTGCATAAATTCGCATGTTTTCAACCATTCAACTATTTCAACTATTCTTTCTTCACTCAGCTCTACAAGTGCCTCTTGTTCTGATGCTGTATAGCCTACCATGTTAAACTGCTTAATTGAATCATAATAACAGTTGTTATTGATGTAATCGTTCACAAGTTCATTGGCTACACGTTTTGCTGTTGTAGTTGGCTTTTCGACCATCTTTTTCCTTTTCTTCACTTTGAGGTCCTTCTTTCTTTTAATACTGGAACACTCCTGCGTCCATCCTTTCATTGTATCTTTTCTCTGCATAGTATCTGAATGTGTAATATTCAAGACCACATTTCTTTGCGGCTTCGTTGTATCCAATATCTCCTTGTTCCCATTCCAGATATACGTCTGTAAAGTTTGGCGGAAGAATCACTCCTCTCTGGATTCCCTTCCTCTGCTCTCCAATCTCTTTCAAACGGATATTTGCATACTTACGGAATGTTGTATGCGACATCCCACATTGTCTAGCTGCCTTTTCGTCTGAGAGCAATCCGAGTTTCCATTGTTCAAAGCAATCATCAAACATTGGTGGCAAAGGCTTTGGCGGTACTTTATTACCAGTTTTAACGGTATGCCTATCACCTCTCTTCGCAAGTTCTTCTCTTGCATATCTTTCAAAAGTTGTAACGCAAACGCCTATCTTCTTTGCACCTTCTGGTCCGGTTAACTTTCCGTCCCTCCAGGCAATGTAAAGCTCCTCTGGAAGTGTAGCTTTTTTCGCGACAAAGTTTGTTTTATGTCCTGTTTGCTTTTTAAATGGCTTTGCTTTAGCTGTATCTTGCCAGTGTAGCCAATTCTTATACATTGGACGCTGGCTAAATTTTGAACAGTGATATCCTAACTGGATATTATGTGCACGGTTATCAGCTTCTTCTGCAGCTTCTTCTTTGCTCAGAAATACTGCCCTTCCAAGCGCTAATCTCTCCCAATGATGTATATTATTCGTATTGCTTCCGATGTCACGTTTTTCGGTTATCGTATCAAAATGTGTGTCTGTCACGGCTATAACAACCGATTCAACAACTTCAAGTCCGTAGTTGTCGAACCCTTCGAATCCTTTCTGCTTTAATTCATAGTTGGTTAATCGGTATTCCTCTACGTGATAGACAGGAGTTCTGATCTCAATCTCGTTCATCTTGTGCCTCCTTTATCAGTTTTAGATCATATCCACCCTGCACAAATTCTTTAGTGAGCTTGTGCCTGATACCGTTGCCTAAGTACTGGTATATATCAAGCATGTCATCGTCAGAAAAATTTGTCTGCAGATAATGGTTTATACTCTTTCGGGTTCTATTCCAGAATCTTACGTTCCTTACATGTTGCTGATAAACCATTGTTTTGCAAGCGTCCCTTGACACATATTCAAGCATTTTACATTTAAGATCTTCTTCACTCTCAATGTCAGCTATGGAAAAACCAGAACGCTGCTTGTTTAAGAGCAAGTATCCATCGCTGTTGATACTGCTACCAGGAAAGCATTTCATAAGCTTTAAAATTTCATTCAAAATCATAATTGCTCCAATCTATCTTCTGTCCACAGTATGGACAGTGTATGCAAACTCCTGCTTCTGATTCATACCGTGTGCCACATGTTGGGCAATACCACTCGTATACATTTTCGTTTGATGCACAGATGACTGGTTCTTCTGCAATTGTTTTCTGCATGCCTGCTTTTTCAAGAATACTATCAACTATTTCACATGCTGTTTGCAAGGGTACTGCACGGCAGTAGGTATGTGGATATGCTACTGTAGCCATCAATTGATTATTGCTAAACAAAAGGTTTTTGATTTCGTCACTTTTTGCAATAGACATTTATCAATCCTTCCAGTCAATCTTCTGTCCGCATCTTGAACAATAGGAAGCAAGGCAATCATTTATGATGTTTCCACATACAGAGCAGCTACATGCGTTCTTGTCTGCTAGAATAACCAGTTTTTGTGGAATCTGCTTTTTAAGAGCGCTATGCGCTTTCATGAATACAAACGCGGTTCTCATTGATTTTTCAACTGCCTTGTAGTCCTTTTTCTTCAAGGCTTGCTCAGTTGCTCTGGTGCAAGTATCAAGTTTCTTCTTTAATATCTTCAAGACTTCTTTATTGCTCATTTGCTTTCCTTTCTTACAGGAACGGACATGTTTCGTAATTAAACAATTGCCAGATCTTACCTGCTTCTGCAACGTCCACATTTGCCATTCCTGCGACTTCTTTTATTCTTGTAACCATTTCTTCCAGCACTGCATTATTTGCGCTTAAATGGCAAATAATGACGTTCTGGAGTGTGTCTGTTGTATTGGCTTCTATAAAGCCTGCACACGTTTCTAGCTCCATATGCCCCTTAATGACATGCAATCGTTTACCAGTGACATCCTCTGAAATGTACTTCTTTTGGTAATTGCAAGACACCAGTATGTGGCTAATGTCCTTAAATCGCCACCTTACAAACTCTGTATCAGTAATGTAGAGCATTCGCTCCATTTCTGGATGCTTGATGATGAATCCATAGCACGGACACTCTGTACCGTCTGCATCGGTATGTTTGAAGTGTCCATGCACATCATTCATTGGAACTGATACAATTCCAAATTCACCATATCCACCGATATAGGAGTTGTTTTCATAAGGTTTGTAGACTGGGATTCCCATTTCTTCCAGATCGCTTACTGCTTCCGAATGATCTCTGTGCTTGTGTGTGACAACGCATCCAACAATATCAGATACCTTCCAACCGCATCCTTTTTTGATCTTCATGATCGGGATTCCTGCATCAAGAAGAAGCATCTTGCCTTTGTTATCCTTTAAAACATAGCAATTACCAGAACTGCCGCTGGCTAAGCACGTTAGAATCATCTGAAAAAACTCCTCTCTCAAGTTCTATGTCATTCATCCCTCAACGCTTTCAATGTGGTAACGACCATATCCACTTGTTCTTCCACTTCCAATTCCGTTTCCAAAACCTGCAAGACGAATAATGTTTAAAATCTGTTCCAGAGAATACGCATTCTCTGTATATTGAATGGTGAATGTTGCACTCCATCCGCTGAATCTATTCAGCCGTACAAGTACTGGAGCACCTTTCTTTGGTGACATAAGCTTTTCATCAATGAAATGCTCTGCAAACTTGATCGGAACCAGATTGCCCTTCGCAATGACATTTACAGCGGCATTGAACTTAGTTGCGTAAGTGTCAATCTTGTTCTGAACAACAGCCTGTCCAAATGATTTTTTCAAGCCAAATGCTGTAATGCACGGTGCATTGTTGGTCAGTGCTTCTCTCAAACCTTCCTCTGTGAAGTCTGTAGGCTTTCCACCATACCAGTGCATAGATGTGATCACTTCTTCCCACACATTTGTAGCTGCTGTGTCCTTAGCCTTGTTCTTTCTCTCGTCGGTAAGCTTCCTGGCGTTACAATCATTCATTTTGTTAAGCACCAGGTCCCCATCACCTGCAATAGTAATTCTTGCCTGTTTGATGCTTAACGGTTTCAATTCGATAGCCTGTGTTTCTTCCTTCTTTGTCATAATTTGTGTTCTCCTTTTTTGTTTTGGTCTAAGCTTTCGCTCGAGGCGCGTCATGAACGTTGTGATGCAATGTTATGTGCTATTTTGTGCTGCTGTGTGATATGCTGTACTGTCATATGTTATTTTCTGCGGCTCATGCCGCGTCTCAAACGGAAGCTTCAAGTGTTCTGGTAACACTTGCAGACAACATGAAATGCGATGTCGTGTGGTGTTGTGTTATGTCATGTCGTGTCCTGTTATGTGCTGTCTTGTTTTGTGATGATTGGCAACTCATGTTGCCTGCAAATGCTACCAGTTTGTTTTGTTGGTATCCACTCGGTACGCGACATAAGAAATTTGCGGCGCTTTGTTGTGTTGTGTTATACGCTGTACTGTTATGTTAGGTGCTGTGATCTGCTATTATGTGCTATTCTATGCTTTGTGACTTATGCCACATACAGAATGGATACCTTTTGTTTTTGTGTTATGTTCTGCCTTTTTCTATATCTTCCCAATCAGCCCGTATAGCCGTTGAGTCAACGTAAAATTTGTTTTGCCTTGCTGGCTGAAAATCATAACTTTTCAGTTACGATCTCAACCTTCATTACACGCTCCCAGCCAGCGTGCTCAAATTTCATTTCTGGTTCCTCGGTACCAGTTGCCGGATTAGTTACTGTGCGTCCAGTTGCTACTCTGTTGGCAATGGCACGAATTACTGGCTTCTGATTTACTCTCGGATTGGTCAGATCCGCAAGAAATGCTGGTGGAAGGACTACGGCGAGAACGTCACAATCACTGCCTAATTCTACTACCTGTTTTGCAGATGTAACGCTGTCCGCAAACTGCTTTACCTCAACCTCACCATAAATGCGGCGAAGGTCTGCCTCCTGTGCCTGTGTCATTGTGTGTCTGCTTACCCATAAAAATCTCATATTAAACCTCTTTCTCCCCCCCGTTTTGGCGATAGGACACCAATTTACTTACTACCTCGTGTTAGTCCATAAAATTTGCTTAACTCGAATGCTCTATGAATGATGTAATGTTTTGTTATGTTGTGTCGCGTTATGTTCTGTCCTGTGCTGTTATGTTTTTGGCATATGAGCCATTTCTTTTCTCAGATGGTGCATACCGTTACACCATCCATAGAACACTCGAATTAAGCGTTAAAACTGTTTAGACGGCTATCTTGTCGATTTCTTCAAAGACACTCTCTAACTCAGAAAGTGACTTATACCGATTTTGAAAGCTTCTCAGTTCTGCGTAAGCCCTCTGCAGCAACTTCTGATACTCGTCAGGTTGTGTTGCAAAATGCGTTGTCGGCATATACACATTTCTCTGACTTGTGATCTGGAAGTGCCTAATAGGTGGTTTGTTGTCCTGCTTTGGGACAACTACAAAGAACTGGATAAGCTGTCTTGCCTGCTGCAAGCGATATTTCTCTGCAGCTATGCTATCGTTCCATTCAAAGCACTTATGAAGCTCTGACTGTTCGTCTCTCGCTTTCTCAAGTACTTGTTCTGGCGTTATCTCTGTATCTCTTCCGATTTCATCCAGGCACTTTGCGGCATTGGCTTTGAAAATCCCTTCTATTCTCCATTTAATTTCATCCATAGGCTATCTCCTGATCAGGCAGACATAAAAGGTGGCAAAGCATCTTTGTTTGCTTCCTTATTCTGCTCATTTGGTTCTTCAAATACCTGTGAATTTGCGTTTTCTGCAATTTCCTGCTGCACCTGCTCCTTCATGTTCTCTATTGGATATTCCTTAAAATCGTCGTCCTGCATTTCTTCTCTTGTGTACAGACCCATGGTCAATTCTGGACAGTTAAGGCTAGAGAAGAACGAAGCTGCTCTGTATCTCAGCATTAGCTGTGGCATTGTTTTCCACTTGCTGCCATTTTTGCTCAACCAGCCTTCTTCTTTTGCCATATCCATGTCAACGGTCATTCCATTGACTTTTCTCCCGTTTTTTGTTGTCCATGCCGTACAAGAAAACGGTTTTCCATCCTTATCCTGTGTCTCTTCAAATTGCAATTCCATATCGAATTTTCCAGAATTGTTAATCGCAGCAATTAAGAACTTTGAACTCCAAGACGGTCTACCCTGAATTACGTGTAAATTCTGCATAACCATCATTGGACTTACTCGTAATCGCTGAGCCTGCTCAATGGCGATTAGACAATTTGCTTCATTCTTTTGAAATGTCTGTGGGACAATGGTTGAGCTTGCCAGTGCCTTTGCCATCTGCATAGCCATAATGAAGTTATCGCTTGTTCCGAAAATTCCAAGACTATAATCGGTTACTCTCTTTGTTGGCTGCTGCACAGCCTGCTTTCCGCTCTCTACAATTGCTGTATCCGCCATTATTCCTTGCCCTCCTTGACTTCCTTAACCTTGATATCTATCTTGTTTAATAACTCACTCAATTCCTTAAATGATTTAAGTGTAAAACTGCTAAACATCACGAGTGCGATAGTGTCTTTTGCTAAATCACCTGAAAAATATGATATTTTGCCTTGTACCACTTTAAACTTCAACCCTGTCGGGAAAAGCTTGTCATCACCTTTTACAACTTCGACTGTGCCATTGTAAGGAACTGGCTGTTTTTTCTCTTCCTGCTCCGGCTCTGTGTCCTCTGCACTGTCTGCGTCATTATTCTTGTCAGCTTTTAATACATCTAGTAATTCCTGCGCAGCGTCTCTGAGCGCTTCCAAAAAACTAAGATCATCTCTACTTTTGAAAAATCCCAATCCTGTTTCTTTTTCTTCTTGATTTTCCGCTTATTTTCGCCTTTTATTTTCCTGATGTACTTTCCATCTTCTGTTACATAGTGATGGAATCCCAAAAACGAAATTCCCTTACGGAATGGAACTATTTGTGTCTTCCCATTTAACGATAGACCGAGGGTGCTAACAAAAGCTTCTATAGCTTCTTTGCACCACTTTGCGTAACTTCTGCTTGAACATATCAAATAAAAGTCATCTGAATAGCGCCCATATTTATCTATTCCAAGCTCACCAGTTACAAAATGATCAAGTCCATCAAGCATAAGAAGCGCATACATTAGTGCAACAGGATTTCCGAGTGGAAGACCTGGGCTTTCAACACTATCAATAAACAAATGATTTAACCATACTGTATATTCGTCGTAGAAATAATAATCTACTATATCCTTCACCGGATCATGTTCTATGGTGTAAAAGAATTTTCGTATATCGCACTTTAAAATCCATCCATTTGTTCCATATTCTTCGTAAAAGCTTAGCATCTGTTCTTTCAGGCAATCCATTCCAAAATGAGTACCTTTATCTATCTGGCCTGCATAATTGGTTCGAATAAATTGAGACTGTAGCCTTGGTCTAAGAACGGTATAACACAGACAATTCTGAACCACTTTGTCTTTAAAAGCGCAGGACTTGATTTCTCGCTCTTTCGGCTCATATATTTTGAATTTGTTATACGGGTTCATACTGTACGTCTGATTCTCAAGCTGTTCTTTCAATATGTGAAGTCCTTCAAGACTCATTGTTTGAAATCTCGCACAACTTCCATTAAATTTCTTGCCAGATTTCGTTTTTCGGTATGCTTTGTATAAATTTTGAAAATCGCATATAAGATCTTTATCCATAGTAAAAATTCCTTTGTATTTATCCTCTTCGGAAAGGTCATTTGCTTTTTTGTATCTTTTGCTGATTTCGGCTTAATGCCTACTCTGACGGCCTGTTTGACACAGAATGGGCGAACACCGTTGCTGTTGTTGCAATTGTTGTTGTTGATGTTGCCGGACGGAAGAACAACGGCCTTAACAGCAAATAACCTAATATTATTATCTTTCTTTGTCTTTAGTCCTCCAGGCAATTGCCATATGTTTTATATCTGAAACCATCTTTGACCAATATTCTGTACTTTTATTGTTGATGATGTTCAATTCCATTGACAATTCAATATAGAACAATAACTCATCACATTTTGTTATTGCTTTTGTCTGGAGTTCTGATCGCTCTTTAGGATAAAGTCTCAAATCTGTTCGGTTCGCTTCGTATAAATGCTCATAAATTTCAAGTGCTTTATTTTGCATTTTATCTACGAGTGAGAACCTATATTTTTTCGGATAACGGTTACAATTAGAAGTTATTATTAAAGTATGCTTTGCCAGCTCTTTTGCTTTAAGAATAACTCTGAGTTCTTCTGCCACTTAATTACTTCTCCTTAGATTCAAAGATTGAAGAAGAAAAGATACAAACCGGGCGAACACCGTGGCTGTTGTTGCAATTGCAGTTGCAGATGAAGCCGGGCGGAAGAACAACGGCCACCCCTAAAGAATATCCATTACATCCTGTACTCCACGGAGTAAGTAACCACCAATAATACTCTTCATTTGGAATCAGACTTCTATATTTTCTGTATTCGTCAAGAGTGAGTAATGAAACCTTGTCTTTACATGCTCTGTATTGATTTTGCCCGTCAACAGATAGCAAATCTCTTTCAAATTTAATAATATTCTCCTCTCCAATTTCATTTTCTAATTTTCTGAGAAGATCATCATTCAGATGCTGACGCAGCTCACTGATTCTCCAGTCATTTATGTCTGGATCAAATCTCATTGACCCTGATCTTTCTGCAAGGCACATACAGCCCGAATCAAGAACATCAATGATTTTCCATTTTAACCCCGCAAGCTCGAACTGATTACCTGCTTTAGGCTCAACATCAATTTTTCTTTTTGAATTGCCTTCTAAGATGCTTACTCTTTTCTTTAAATCATTGAACTGTTGTTGCAGTCCTTCTAATGTTAATTCAGCCATTTACTCTCCCTTCGATACAAAGATGTTAGATTTTAAGATACAAACTGGGCGAACACCGCAGCTGCCGTCGCAACAGTTGTTGTAGATGTTGCCGGACGGAAGAACAACGGCGATTGAACGATTGTATTCACGGTTTGGACTAGTCCATGCTGTACAAGTCCACCACCAATCATCCAAATCATTATTAACAATCAAGTTGTTATACTGTCGAGCTTCGTCAAAAGTGATCGGGCGAACCTTACAAGTCAACTCTCCGTAATTATCCTGACCATCTACTGTCTCAAGGCTAACTCTGTGCTCCACAAGATTCTCTGCTCCGACCTCATTTTCAATAGTTGGCTGGATTTCAACTTCGATGTATTTTCTAAGCCCAGATGTTTTGTAATCCGCTGTATCATCTGCAAATTTTCTGTCTTCTGCTATAAAGTTCCTTGAGATAACTTTGGTTTTTCCTTCGTGATGTTTGAGGACGATATAACCATTCTCTCCAATGTAAAATGTCTCTCCGGCTTTTAAACTTTCCAGTTTAACCTTGTTACTCTGCTCTCTTTCTTCAAGCATTTTTACCAATGCTCTTGCAGCTTCAAGTTCTTTACTCATCTGTCTCCTTTCTACAGCCGCGGTGACTTGACCAAATCACGCACAACTCTATATTTTGAAATGTTTTCTCCATCTTTCTCAACAAAGTAGAACGCTCCATCATTCGGTTCTCTGAAACCGCTGTAATACTTTGTATTTACCATTACCGCATCCTGCTCCTTGCAGCGGCTGCACCATTCGCGGATTTCTGCGCCGAGGTAACTTTCTCCGCTGTTCACTACAACCATTTGCTCTCTCCTTTCTTTTCTTCTCTGGTGGATTGTAGCAATCTATAAACTCGTGTAAGTCATACAAGCTGCATCCTCTAAATTTCAATGTTTCATTTTGTTTCCATAAGCGTTCTGCTCTCACACCAAATTCGTCTGAAAAGCTCTGGATCAACCCTTTCATGGCTTTCTGCCTAGCTCTTTTAATTTCTGTTGCCGTCCTTCCAGACCTTGGCGCTATTGCATCCACTCTTCTACAGATATGTCCAATCAGCTCTAACCGCTGCTCCTCTGTTAGCTTCATAGGCTTATTGGAGCTGGCGATAAATCGCCTGAATGATCTTGGCATCATACAACGCATTGTGTTTTACCCCTTTGGGAAGTGGCTTTCCCAGCTTTGTTAAGAGTTGTTCGCGTGATAAATCAAACGCTTCCTTTTCAGAAATTCTTAGCACTCTTGCAATATCCTGATTGATATCGCGGCAACTTGCTGATATGCAATTAGGAAGTTCCAATGCGGAACTTGCCAGAAGATCAACCAGTAAAACAAAATCGTAATGAGATACATCTGACACAAATTGAATATCGCTCTCAAAATGCTTAAGCCATTCAAGAAGTGATTCTCGTACCTCATATTTGCTGCCAACCACAAATACGGTGTTTTCCTTGTCTAGCAACTCTGCAAGCTCCTTGTTCTCACCCTTTACCACTGTATTTGACAATACATTTTCCTTAATCCAAGGTGAAATCTGATAATCTGCAAAATCATTAAGTTCTGCGTAAAATGATTCACCGCTTGCAGATACAATTCCGATACTTATTAGGGTTGTGTCTTTATGCAATCCTGTAAACTCCGCATCAAAGTACAGATTTATCATCTTCCTTCGCTCCTTCCTTTTCTTTATATTCCTCTGCCTGCTCCATTCCAATGATGTAGGCAAGCTGTTCTTCTGTTAAACATGGAAGCAGCCGTGTTGCTGTTTCAAGCAATTGCTCTTTGCTTTCCCCATGGTAAATAAAAATTGTTGATCACTCTCCTTCTTCATTATCTTCAATACTGTTTGGATTTAGCATTATCATTAACAGCTTCTTCCAAGCAAACGATGTGTTTACGGTATATCCCCTTGCGGTTTGATACTGCATATGTACCACGTGTGGGTACTTCGCTTTAATCGCCGCGCTTACTGTTGTTGGTGTTCCATCTGGCATTTTTACATTCAGCACAACAATGTCGCCCTGCTTTGCTGTTTCTTTCAGCAGCTCCGTGTCTTTGCTCATTTCTCCGCTCAAATGCGGCAATATTTCTCTTAGATTCATACATTTCCTTTCTGTATGGCTCAGGCATTCTAGCCCAAGCCACGATTTCATAGCCAGAATCTTCAAATCCACCGTCCGGCAAATTTGCCTGGCAAGCTTCTTTCGAAACCCACCATCTAAATCTGTTCTTTGGGTCTGGTCCCCAATAATACTCATGGGTAAGTCTAGTCTCGCCCCATCTAATTGTACACAGCAGATAGCCTGCGGTCTTATCTGGCATCTTTTTAGTCATCCAGAACATCTTTTATCACCTCTCTTAATTTGTATTTGCAGCTTTTCTTTTTTGCTTACGATGTTGTGACCGTGTTTTCGATCCAGCCAAGCAAATAGTTATTCTGGATACTGGAGCAGCTATTTGTCACTTCGCTCAACTTCTTCAAAGTGCGCTTTTTCTGCTCTGTCAAAAAACGGTATGTCTTAGGCTTTTCCTTTTTATCTGTCATCACGCCTGCACCTCCTTTCTACATGTTTCCATTCTTTCAATATAGCTAATCATGTCAGCAAAGCTTTCTGCTCTGTACAAGATTGCTCTGTTTGTGTCAGCAAGTAGTGTGTATGCACTATCAAACTGGAATATGTAATACTTATGCATTCCCTCGTAGTACATGCAATCTTTAAGTACTACAAACTTGTTAATGTCAAACATTGTTTGTTCCTCTCTTATGTAATTTCTGCTATCATTTCTGCCTTCATCCTGGCGAACTTGTTAATAAAATGGATTTGCCCTTTTCCAGTTACAAGCGTTGTTCTTGTGATTCTGACGCTTCCGTCTGGATTCACAACGGTACGCTCCTTAACTTCAAAGAGTTTCTGTTCCATCGCCTTCTGTGTCGGCATATTTTTACTTCCGCCACTTTTAATAAGATAGTCATTTTGGCGCATCCACTCAAAGAGTCTGTTTTGCCCGATCTCATGACCATTCTGGCAAATCAGTTTAGCCATGTCTCCAATTAGAATTGAGGTCCTGCTAGACTCCACTGCATCTGCAAAGATTTCCTTTGGCTTCATGCGCTCTGTGTCTGCAATCAGTACCTTATTATCTGCCTTGAGCTTATCAATCTCGTTATTGGCAATCTTTAAGGCTCGTGCCATCACCTGTTCTGGTGTATTCCATGCCTTTTCGAGATCAATGAAGTACTGGCGGTACTGCTTACCCTTGTCAGTGCGCTGAATCATGCAGATCTGCTTTGCCATGTCGATGGAAATTTGATAATCGTTGCAAGTTGTTGTTGGATTCTTTGGATTATTGGTTGCTCTTTTTTGAGCTACCAATATAAAGTCTTGATTTTCCTCAAATCCATATGCTGCCATCCGTGGAAACCAGTCTTTAAAAGCTGTCTTGATCTCAAGCCCCTCATGCAGTTCTCTTGCCGACACAGTAGGCTGCTCTGACTCGTAGTTAATTCTCAAGAGTTCCATGTTTTGACTCCTTTCTGTTTAGTTTTCAATGTGCTTGTTTGTTGTTTCTGAGAACAGTATACGTCTTTAACTTTACATTGTCAAGACTTTTTTTGTTGTTTTTATTATGTTTTTTGTTGTTTTACAGACTTTTTTATTTGACTTCTTTATTGTTATGTGGTACAATGCAAAGTGAAAGGAGGTGAAAAATACAATGAAAACAAGATTTAAATTATTAAGACAGGAGCTTGGAATGACGCAAGAGGAATTTGGTTCTAAAATTGGTGTTGCGCGTAATACGATAGCTCAATATGAAAGTGGAAGAATTGTTCCTTCAAATCCTGTTATCACAAACATTTGCAAGGAATATGCTGTCAATGAAACTTGGCTCCTTACTGGAGAAGGCAATATGTTTAAGGACATTACACCATCAGAAGAAATTGAATCATTTCTTGGCACGCTTGCAATAGCAGGTGACGAAAATTTCAAAAAACGTTTAATCCTTTATCTTGCGCAAATGAAGGATTCAGACTGGGAGAAATTGGAACAAGTGCTTGATACTCTTCTCGCAGGAAAAGACATCATCTTTCCTCCAGACACCAACAACAAACAAAACTAATTAACCAGACAGTGGGTATCCGTAATGCGGATACCCATTTGTTTTACATGCAAGGTGAATTTCTAGTTGCTATTTTGTCAAAACCTGTTTATACTATTTACATAGTGCAACACAAGCACAAAAAGAAAGGAAGAAAAGGACATGAAAAAGAGATTTGTAGCTGTACTGTGTAGTTGTATGGCATTGCAAGCAGTGCCAGTATTTGCAGAAAGCGAAGTGGAGACAGAAGCAGAAACTATTGATTATGAAGCAAAGTATAATGAATTGCTCAAAGACTACAACGATCTTCTTAAACTATATAATGAATTGCTTGAGGGTGATGAGGAAGAGAGTTCTGAGGCAGAAACCGAGGCAGAACTCCCAGACGGTGATATACTGTTCAAGGATATCCCTTGGGGAACAAATTTTGCGAGTGTGCAGAGCTTAACACCAGAACTTAACCTCCAAGCATCTATAGATCAGGCGCTTCCTGTCTATTCAGTTGATGATATTATCTATGGTGGAATTACTGGTGTTGACTATGATTCGACTGGTTTTATGGCAAGTGCTTTCGCTTCAAACTATCAGCAGCCAGCCTTTGGATATACAACATCTTCTGTATATGCGTATTTTGTTTGCCCTTCAGCAGACGGTGTAATTGACTATAATGTGGCAAATGCTATGCTGTACGGTGTTACATACGAATTTAGTACAAATGATGTTAGCCCAATGGCAAATGATTTAAAAGAGCAATTAACAGCTACTTATGGCGAACCTTCACAGGATTATGACGAAGATTCTTTCTCGACTAAAGGTGATTCGTTTATATTTAATCTCTATGATGGTCATTTTACTGTTTGGGAAACAAAAACCTGCATCTTATCAATCCATTCTTGTGATTACGGTAAAGATGCTGCTACTCCAAGTACGATTCAAATTAACTATGCATGGAAAGATGCGTCTGATATCTTAGAGCAGAATGATAAAATTGTTTCAGCCCAGTAAAACATTAAGAGGACACCCATTACTGGATGCCCTCTTTTTATTTTGTCAAGATATAATAAACAATTCTAATTGTGCTTAGTCTTTCCTCATTCCTCAAGATCTCTCTGATTTTTTTCTTGTAGTACTTCTTCATTGCTTCTTTAACATCCGCATCAATATCCTTTTCGCTTCTGCTTTCTGCCATTCATTGCCCTCTCTTTCTTCTTCTTCTATTCTCTCGTCATTGCCTGCGCGATCAGCTCACAGCGATATTTCTTTACATCGTCTCTATCTGTTAGCTGATACAAAAAATCAAGCAATTCCATTTCGTTACGTTTTCCTTCTGGAATGAACGTGGACATATATGTAATCGCTCTTTTTACATATTCGTTGCCTTTTAGCTCTGCAATACTATCTAAAAAACGTCTAACCACATCACACATATAATCACCTTTCCTTTGCAAATACATCCACAGAAATTTCGTATGCAACTTTAACCATTTCTGTTTCATGTTCTCTTTTGATATAAGTTCTGCTCTGGATTCTTCCAGACAGTCTAATTTTGTCCCCAACCTTTAAATTTGATGCCTTTCGAGCAAGCTGATTCCAAGCAATACAATGCAAATAATCGCTCTTGCCATATGAACGATTTACAGCAACTATAAGCTCACATAACTCCTTTTTTAATGGTGTTGTGCGATATATCGGTTTGCTGCATAAATACCCAGTCAATGCAATTTGGTTTCGATGTTCCCCACTTTCTACTTTGATTTCACGAACCAGAAAGTACTGCTGTACATGTCTCTTGCCGTCACTGGTGTAATAATTCTTGCTTCGCCACTCTCCAATCGCTGTCACTTCATCCTGGCGCTTTAAAGCACCGATTCTATCCTTTGCAACAGCGATTGGTATTTCATCCTTTACTCCACTCAGGCGGCTTGTCTCGATGGTGTTTGAACAAAAATCACTCTCCAAGCAGTCTAATGTTGTAAAATTGTCTAGTAATTTGCCATGAATAATGGCAAAATTAACCATTGACTCTGTTACTTTGCAGTTGTAAACTGTCATCATTAGTAGCCTCCTTTCTCTTTTCTGCTATGGTATAGATAATAGCACTGGTGACTACAATTGTATTGACTTTGTTCACATTTTTTTCGGTCAAAGTTTTTTGGCTATTTTCCAAACTTTTAAGTGCCAGAAAACTTTGACTTTACCTTTTGTTTGATGTAGCCAATAAATTATACTTTTTGTTTTTGCTAAAGTACAATTTATTGTAAAAATAACATTTTGAACGAATATGAAGGGTGGTTTTTGACATGAGAAATCGAGTAGCTGATACTGAACGGCTTGTAAAAGTCATTATTTATGTGCGCAAAAGCGCAGGATTGTCACAAATGGATTTGGCAAAAGCACTCGGAAAGAGTGTAGGGACGATTAAAAATTGGGAGAATGGTCTTGGTGCACCAGACTTCCCAGCGCTGCTAGAGTGGTTTGACAGATGTGGTGTCGATGCAGAAAAATGTCTTATGGCTATCTATGATCCTAACAAATATGAGCGTATTTATCGCCCTAAAAAAGATAGTGAGACACTGTCTGCTCTGCAGGAATACTTAAAACATGAAGACGCTGAGTATCTGAAACGTCTGTATTACAATGTCTTTTGTGATACTGGTTCTGATTGGCACGCACAGCTTGATATGCTTACGGCATTGAACAAGTTGCCGCTTGCTGACCGTATAACGTCAGCGCAAGCATATCTCGACAATTTTCTGATTCGGCAGGCACGTGGTGAGGTTAAAGATGCTTTTATAGAACCTAACCTGAAACATTTAGAAGAATCAATACGGGAAGCAAAACAATCTGTTTGTGAGAGGAAAGATTCCTACCTTAATAATTTGAAATGATAGGGAGTTCCCTATCATTTCAGTTGGAATAATAATAAATTGCAACTGCTTTTTTCCATCCATTTGCACTATCAGATGTCTGAATATAGATATCACCTTTTCTTCCATTGCTAGTCGGCTCTGCTGTTCCAAACGATATAGATGTCTCGTCTAATATGCGATATTCTTTTTCGCTGCTATCGTACAGCATCAGTGATCCATCTTTTCCATTTAAACCAATCCATCCCAGCGTCGTTCCGCTTCCACTAAATTTTATGTATGATGCACTCCCAACTCCATTAAGGTCTAACGCAGTGGTTATTCCTGCGGTTATTCTTAACGATTTTTCAGAGACTTCCAACCTAGCGCTGAAATCAGTATTATCTGCGTTCCACTCGTGAAAATCCAAATATTTTCCAATCTCCATCACACCAGTTTGATCAATCCATGGAATTGCGTTTGAAATATTCTTTGAGGCATCAACTATTTCCATTCCACTCAATTTTTTTGAGTTTTGGGAATTTTCAACTGTTGTTATTAAATTTTTAAAGTTTCCAACATGCAATATTGCGTTGTTGGTCGAGCCATCGTTAATGTATACATTTTTATCATCATTTGACACACCAGGAAATAACACTATATCATTCGCTGATGTAAGGCTTAGGTGTTGTGAACCAGTTAAACGTAAATAGCCTTTTGTTGTTATAGCCATATCTTCATCACCAATGCTTATCATTGCTTTTCGCAGATATAGTTCACCAGATTTCATTCTTGTACCGATCATAACACTTTCTGGCGTTGCGCTAATTATAAATTCCTCTGTATCTGACGTTGGACTAATTACCTTAAAGGTTTTATTAAAAAATGCATCTAGTCCAGTAATAGTGCCTGTGGTGATACTGGCAGCATCTAAATTGATGATAGAGACCTCTGAGGCATCTATAACGCCTGCTGTTATTTTATCAGCAGACATATCCTGAATTTTCGCATTGGTAATTTGCGCATCACCAATCATTACACTTGTTATCCAACCCTGCTGAATATTTGCTTTATCAAGTCTGGCAAATAATATATTTGCATCATTTACCGTGATTGTGCTTGCCTGCAAGTTCGTGACCTTTGCATCTACAGCATTTAATTGGTTGAATGTGGCTTTTTTTGCCGTAATTTCCTGAAGGCTAAGAATATCATCTTTAACTCGTTGCAACGCTATTTCAGATGGACTTTTCACCTCTTTTTCTTCAAATCCATAGGATGCCACTTCTGACAGTAAGCCACCATCAAATGTAATGGTGTGCTGCATCACTGGAACATCTATAAGATTATTTTTAGCATCAACTATTGTAACGACATCACCTACGTCAAGTCTCGGATCTCCCATAAACGAAAATGACACTGGATAATACCTCGTATCCTTTATTTTTTCAAGGATTTTATCGAGCCATTCCTGTGTCATTACTGGATTGCTTAAATTTGTATTTATATTTGTTCCTGATTCATAATGATTGTTCTCTGTATCACAGCTGATGCCTGAAATTTGGCACATCGTTTCTGATTGTAGCAGATCATCAAAATATCTATTGGTCTTAATTAGATATGTGTGTGATTCTTTTAAAAATTCAATTGTATTATAAATGAACGATAGGTTCTGGTCTTTTAAATAGTCACCTGCTGCATCACCTATTTTCCCTGGATAGTCAGTTGTTAACGCTTCATACCATCTAAACGTTACTTTTCCGTTTCTATCGCATATAGCAAATGTACCATGGAGTTGTGCGATGTATCCAACCACCTGTTGCATCGTAAAACCGTCAAACGGCTCTTTGTATGTTTTTTCTCCTGACTGGTCGTTAACCGTCAATATTTTATCTATAATCAGGTTATCAGATAATTTGCTTGTGTCAAACTCAACACCTGTCTGTTTGCTTATATCAGTCAAAAATTCTTTGCTTTCTGCTGGATACTTTGTAATTTTGCTTTTATATGCTTTAGCTAACTTTGACTCTAGCCTGTCATATGCTGTAAAAGTAAGCAGATTTCGGTCTTTTTTTTGCTCTTTTATTGTAAAATACCCCATTGGTATCCATTCTATAGTGCCATCAGCTATTGCTCCAATTTCAAGTTTTACTTCCGTGCCTTTTACAAATTCTTGCGATTTTGTAAACATAGATACTTCTATTTTGGAAGCTGTAGCTCCACCCACATAAAAATAGCTATCAGGAGTTGAAAAATTTGTTTGCACTATCTCTTGGATTCCTTCTGATATTCCGTTTAGCCTTGCGTAGAACGTTCTTCCACTGCCTGATATAACTTTATCTAATGCTTCTGATACCTGATACATGACGATTTCCTTTCTCTAGCACGGTATACTCCGTGCTAGATATTTGCTTTATTTTTTATTCTCCGAGGATGTATCTTTTTTCTTCTTCTGTGAGAATCTTCATTCCTTTAATCTTTTCTGCCGACACTTTTCCACTTTTGTACAGTCTTTTTAAACTCTCTACCAAACTTCTCATGCCAGTACTCCTTCCTCGATCAGCTGCAAGGTATATGCATCTATCATTTCTGTTGCGTATCTTGTCATTTCTTCGCTTGGCTCTGTATCGCCTTCGTAATCAAGATATTGCTCTGGAGCCCGAATAATCTCCTCTTGCGTCAGCTTAAACGTCCTGAATATATTGCCGTTATACTCGTACATTATCTCACTGCCATTTTCTGGGCTATCAACTGTAACCTTCTGCTCATCTGTACAAATAACTACATCCATTCCTTTTTCAAGCGGATAGAATGCTGCACTTAACTGCGGCAGCGTAAATCTCATCTTTTCCATAATTGTTTAATCTCCTCTCATGAGTGGATACAATTTCTTTACATCTCTTTATATCTTCCGAGACATGATACTTTTGTTGAAAACGTTGTGTGTTTGAATGTTTAATAGCTCCATAACGCCCGATATAGCTTTTAGCCAATGATAGCGGCACTTCTTTGGACTCTTTTTCTTACCTTCTTTGCAGTCCTTCTAAATCTCAAAAAATTTGATGAGCGTACAGTAAGACTTCTTCTTGATATTTTTCTTCCTAAAATATCAATGTATGTAACACTCAGATCAATGAATTTTGATGTTTCCTTAATTTCTAGCCCTAAAAAATCTGAAACATAACTTGAAAATCTTTTTACTGCCATTTTTAAATCCTTCAAGCTTTTCGAAACGATTAGTATATCGTCCATTTGAAACAAAGCATGAGATACAAGATTGACACGATTAGTAGCTCCGTTCCTATGTTTTCTTAATTTGTATACCTGCTCATTAACATAATGACACGCATATGACATGTAGTAATTCGCAAGATATTGGCTAAGGTATGAACCGATTGATAATCCACCCTCAAACGAATCAATTAAGAAGAAAACGAGATGTATAACATCGTCGTTATCTACATCTCGCCTTAACAATTCTTTTAATTTACCTTTAGGTATGGTTTCATAATAATGCCTGATATCTGCTTGCCATCCCCATCTTATATCATGGTTGTCTACCCATTTCTTAATTGCTTTTGCGCCAAATTCGCATCCCTTGTTCTTTAATGCTCCGCATTGGTAAAAGCCTATTTTCTTTCGGAATAATTCTTCCATTGCATATACAGCTATATAGTCGTATATCTGTTGCTTTACATCTTGTATTCCTATTTTTCTAACCTTTCCGTTACACTTATCAACTTGGTATCTGTAACGAATTGGCTTTACAATATATTTCTTTTCGATAATTTCTTGTTGTATACCGTCTATAACAGTATTGATCAATCCTTCCATCATGAAGTGCTCTTTGCAGATCTTTTTTATGATTTCACATGGTAACTTTGAGTACTCTGAGAACATTCTTATAGTGTCCCCACGGTTCATCTTTCCGCTTATGCAATCTCTTACTGCTCGTTCAACCAATATTCTGTTAGTTATATCTATTCTTTTGCAACAACGTTTCAAGTATTTTTATCCTTTTTTGTAAATATCGTTTAAATTCCGAGGGACGTTCGGATGTCTACTAGCCCCAACCTATGTCTTTCACATAAGTTATCGGAATGCCCGTCGGCGTTCCGATTCCCTTTTTGTTGCCTATTTAAGTGCTGCTTACACAACAACGGAATTACATCCGCGAAATGCCACACTAAGTACCAACGTACTATTTTGTCCCGTCAGACATATAAAAGCAGAGAGCGTAGTTCCAGTTCGCGTTCGTCACGTCGTTCCTGAGAGACGCGTAGGAGAATCCGGCAGCCGACCTGTTCCTGAGATTGCCGCGCCCGTGTGTGACAAGTCCTATTTTAAAATTATTTCTGTATACTATTTAGAGGGGCAGCCCCCTCTTTTGCTTGCGCAAAATTCACCCCTAAAAGGTTCGGAATTAAACGCAGAGAGCGCAGCTCCAGAACGCGAGCGTCACGTCGCCCCAGAGAGACGCGTAGGAGAATCCGGCAGCCGACCAGTTCCCGAGAGGGCCGCGCCTTAGCGCTTCGCGCCAACCTGTTCCATCACCACCATTATATTGTCTGTCGCCAACACCGACCAAATCTCCTGAACCCTTGCTCTTGAACCATATAACACCTGTAGACAAGTCTATATCAATGTCGCCAATCCAAAAATCATCGGTTGTTTCAAGATCTACAGTTGCGATTTTTGTCCAGTTCGCGGCAGTGCTTGACCATGCAGCAGTGCCTCTAACGTAGTAGTCAACTGTTGTTGCTGTGGTCTTGTTCCACAACTCGTTCATTGAGATATAATATGCACCAACCATATCTTCAATACCAGCAAGTTTGAATGCATGTTTGCCATCATTCTTGATATATCCATCCACTCCAAGCACCTTGTCAGTTTGTCCTGCATGTAATGGCATTGATGATATATATGTATCTTCTGTAATTGTCATATTTTGCTTGCCAACATATACTCTACTGTTATCTGTTCCAGATATTGCTTCGATAGCTGTTATTTTGACTTTATCTGCGATATTTCGCATGTATGCCTGTCCACGATCCAGATTGTCTGTGTGACCAGTTGCATCTCCGATGGATACTGTTGCGCCAACATAAAAGCTATTTGCCTGCGCTGTTGGAATTACAACATAATTAACTTTTTCTCCAGTCTGTGCAACTTTAGTTTGCGCACTATATGAAGCACATCCTTGAAAGACTTTCTGACTATTTTTTGTTGCATACTTCATCCATAGCATACACAGCAGATATGCCGTTCGCTCTGATCCAGAGCCATGATATCCTGTTCCTTTCTTCTGCAGCTCAGTATTTCCAGACTGGGCTGAAACAAAGTTATAAATTGCATTTCCAGATGATGAATATAAAATTCCATCAATTTGTCCTGCATAGTATTTTGTCAAAATACCATAACCGAGTTCTTTGCTGCACCATGGTGTAACTGTTGTGCACTCTAATTCAGGATGTGGCTTCGTTGCAAAATGCACAATATAATATGTGTCAAATTTCTGAATGCCCCAATAAGTTAAAGGAACCATAACTCCAACATCTACTTTTCCAATATCAGAATATCCGTTACCGCCTTTAATCGCTACTGGGGTCTTATTCTCTTGCTCGTCAATCACAAAATTACAATCAATTGTCTGAAAAGCACTATGATTTGCAAAATCATCCTGCCCCTTTACAGTTTCTGTTGAAGGTACGGCTGTTAATCCAACTGATGCATTCATCTTTTCACCGTTTGGACTGGTACTCGTCTCATAGTAATAAAACTTTGTTGAGAAAACCTCGTCTGTTGCTGTTTGTTCCCAGAAATTCTTCCAATCAAATTTCGAAACATCTGTTACTAGTGTTTTTACCGTTTTTAAAAGATTTAAAATTTCTTGTGATGTTGACTCCATTGCTACATCTACTGCCACTGCTGCCATTTTTTATCCTCACTTTCCATCGTCATACATTACTCTCAGTCCACCACTTTCATTTATACTCAAAGTGATTCCCTGACCATTTGCTTTCTTTGCAAGTTCCTTTGTTAAATCCACTATATTAGTTTCTTGAGTTTTTGATGCAGCCTTTAATTCTTCCACATCTTCCCAATTTGCAAGATAAATTATTTTGTCAGCCATACACCTTCCTCCTCTACTTTGTTATCCTTGCAGCCAAGCACCCTTTGGCTGAGTCGAAGAAAAATTCTATGCCAGTACCATCGGCCTTTGTTTTTAACGCTGTGTCCTGTTCTACATTCTTCTTTTCAACCTTTGCGAATCTATCCCCAACTGCTTTTGCATCGGCTGGCGTGTCTGCTTGTGACAATGTGGTATCTGTAGCATCTCTAAAGGATTCTTTTACATTTGATCCATCAACTTGCATTACGCCTTCTGCGTTGTCATACACAAGAAAAGTATCTGTGGATTTTACAGCCGTTTTTTTCTTATATTCCGTCCATAATCCCATAATGATCACCTAACCTTGCTCATCAAATTTAATGGCTGCGCACTGTTTTTCTGTGTCATAGTACAAAGTCATTCCTTTTCCTGTTACTTTTTCGTTCAATCCATCTCCAACCGCCTTTGCATCTGCAAAAGCACCAGGAACAGTGAGTGTTTTGTCAGTTTCCAACGGATGAGTCTTATGATACTTTTCAACAGCTGCATCAATTTGATCTTCCGTTACAGTTGCGTTCTGAACCTTACGATTTAAAATACCAATGACGTCTTCTGGTTTCATATTTACTCCTTAAATCTTGTTCCAAGTTGCCGTTGACTCTTCGAATTTATAATAATCGCCAGTATCGCTCGCTAGGAAAGAGCTGCCTGTCGCAACATACGTGGGTAGTTTGTCAACATCCTTAACAAGTCCCTCATAACTGCGTACATTGCCTTGCGCAGACGTACACACTAATGTACCCATATCTGGCACATCTTGACCAGGTTTATAAAACTGTCCATCTTGTTTCACTGTGTAATCATATGTCATGCTTTTTCCACCTCGCTCTTCTCTATCATCATGTTAATCGCTTCAAATTCAAGCTCTGATGCTTCTATATTCTCAACCACACTAATTGGAATCTTGTAAATGTCTACGTCAACTTCAATTCCATCCAGTAATTCACCCAACTCTGATTCCAGGTTTTGCTCCATTCCTTTTTTTGGCACAATGTCACCGTTTTTCTTTCTATCGCAGTACTTTTCAATCAATTCATTTCTTGATTCTTGGAAAGGAATTGCAGCCTTATCCAGTGTTTCAATATTACGGTTGATTGCATAAATCGCCTTAATTGGCTTCCTTACACCATTGTTTTTAAACGATAAAAGTCCATTGATTGTCTTTACCAGTGTTCTATTTGACATCTTCATTTTGATACCTCATTTTTCAATAAAATTTGCAGCAACACCAACATATCTAGGCAGTCCATCAGCATACGAATAGACTGGATATGTCGGTGTTCCAACATTAAATTTGCGTGTTTCTGTTTTCCCAGACTTCGGATTTCGGAAAGCGATCGGAAAAAATGGTGGTTCTATTGCAGCAGCAAAAGCTACTGCTTCTTTATCATCCAAAGGTGCTAGCACAATATTTAACTTAATTTTCTTTGCTATGATGTCACCCTCCATATCACCAGACGCAACTCGCCCTGTATTGCGGCTCCAGATGATGTTATCTGTTACCGTCAGGTCTTTAACTTTCAGCTTCAATCCACTTATGATTACGGTTTTTACTGGGCCATCCATTGCATTGCTTCCCTCCTTTACGTTAAAAGTTGTGCCTTACCTGTCTGTATGACTCTGCTGTTGTTTTCCTTTTTGACAACCTCAAAGATCTTCTTTGCATCGCCCTGGAGAACAACATTAACTGTCACATTTCCATTTCCTCCACCATTTCCACCGTAACGTGCCATAACTGCTTCCATTCCACTCGCTACGGCGCTCTGCATTACACTTGCAAGTTGTGACTGGTTTAAGACCTCTGTCCTGCCACCTACATGTCCAACAAGCTCTGGTCCGGCTTCTCCTGCAATAAACATTGAGCCTGCATTTACAGTACCACCTGCATATCGTGGGATGGCGCTAAAGCTTGACATGAAGTCTTTTGTAATAACTCCTCCACTGCTAAACTGTGGTATATCATGCCATCTTCCACCATAAAAGGCTCCGCCTGTGGATTTTTTAGTACCTGAAACTATGCTTGAAATAAATGCTGTTATCCCTGAAAGAATTAGCGATACTCCAGATTGTTTCTGAACCTGATTAACATATCCTAAAATTCCACTGAACCATTTTCCAGATGTAGGGATTGAATCTCCTAATGCTGTTACATATCCCAGGATTCCACTGAACCATTTTCCGGATATTGGAATTGAGTCTCCCAATGACGTTACCCAACCTGTCAGTCCGCTGAACCAACGATTGTTCTCTGGAACCCTATTCTGGAAATCTGTCATCC